TCAGCAGGTTCCATCCCATCCCCAGCACCAAGCATCATCCGCTGCTGCTGAAGCTGCATCTGAAGCATCTGCATCTGAACGAACAGGAAGTGCTGTTGGATCTGTTCGACCAGCTTCTGTCCGTTTACGGCGTACGACGGAGTCGTATTCCAAACAGAACGTCGATCCGCCAAGAACGATTTCTTAATCTTAATCGCAAGGTTATGATCCTGATCGGGATCGATGAGAACCATTTGACCCAGATACGTTTGGCAAGCTTGCTCTGTCGCCAACTGAATCTGATTCTCCATCCCTCCATCGTTGATGATTTGATCGACATCTTTCATCTTCCATTCCTTCAGCAACGCCTTGTACAGGTATGGCCGATTGATGGAAGGATCTCCGGGTTGAGTAGATTCTAAGAGGTAGCGATAATTCCCCTGACGTGTGACAGACTCGATGAAGGATGATCCGATATCCCACTTAAGCCCAAGGCGTAAAGCCATGTGCTCGGGTTTGATCGAGAATCCGTACGAGCCAGTAATTGCGGCAAGGACATCCGGATCAACCCATCGGCCAGTATAATCCCAGACGCGTGTGGCGTATCCACCGTAGATGTCATAGGAGAAGAGATTGATATCGGTCGTGACACCGGACATCGCGGTCTGGAAAGCATTTGTTGCCTCTGTTGCCGACGTTCTTGATCCCATGGCTTTGCCAAGAATTGCATCGACTGCTTTGGAACTTGTCTGTGCTTGCTCCCGAACGAGCGAGAGGAATTGCGGTGTGGTTTGTGTGCCATCGTAAACAGGTCTTGAGGCTACGTCATTTTGCGAAAGTACAGGAATCTTCGCACCTTTCTGGTTGAGATCCTTATTCATTGCCGGCGACATCTGCATCACCGTATGCGCCGGATCATTGATCCAATCTTTGTTTTCCAGATACTGCATGATCGCTTTGCAGATCTGAATGTAATGATTCTCCAACAGAGTTCCGATTGCCTGCCCGTATGCGCCATCGTCTAGCGTGGGGATGTGCGCAGATCCATAGAGAGGAATCTCGTCCTTGGGGTAGAAGTTCCGCTGAAGTCGAATGATCTCCTGCTGTCCATTGCAGAGATTGTTTCCGAACATCTGGACAATCCAGCGTGCCATGGGAATCTTCTTCGTACCATCGGCATCGAAAACGAAACCCTGTGGATTCTCCGGAGTTGCTTCTGCTGGATCCATTCCGAGCGGCAGCATCGGATACAGAGTCCAAAGCAATTCCACGCTCAACTCCGGTGGCATCAAGCTCGCCATATTGACATTGCCACCAGCTTCAGAAGACCAGACCTTGAAGATGGATTCCAGTTCAGTTGCGCCGAAGAGATATTGCGCCGGAGGAAGATTCTCCGTATTCACAAATCCGAAGGGATTCTTATCCCGATCATACTGATTTGCAATCACTGCAAAACGGGGCATCTCCTCAAAGAAGAACGGGCACGGCTGGTAGTTCATCTTGTAAACTGGCAGCCGACAATCCAGCCACAGCTTACGAATCGAGATCGGCTGGAACGTTACACCTACATCCGTGAGTTCCAGCATATTCTGAAATGATTTGTCGGGCATCCGTCGCGGAACCATTTCGATGCGCTGATTGAATTCACTGCACACGAAACTGCATCCGTAAGTATAATGATGCCGCGCAGTCTTCCAACCTTCACGATACACGTCCTGATTCTGGGCGTTGAACTTCAGCCAGCAGTTTGCAGCCCGCACCAGATTCGAAGTGGGGGAGTATACCTCATTCTCGTGAGGAAATACCATGTCATCCGGAATCTCGTAACGCACCGGCAGCTGTTCCTTGAATGAGATGAAGTGGTTCAAATTACACAACCGATCGACGGCATCAAAGATCACCGTATCGGAGATGTCGATCTTAGCTGAGATCGTAGAATCTGGGTCTTCACCATCCATCACCTTTGCCTGCTGCTTACGTCGACGCAATAAACGAGTATCGTTCTCATCCGTTCCATAATCCTTCCCCTCCAGCTTCCAAGAGGCACGTACCATGTTGAGCAGTTTCTCCCATTGTTTCTCGTATTGTTTCCGCTCCTGCACCTGCGGCCAGATGTAACTCTTCTGCATCCACGCCATGATGTCCTTGCGCATCTGAAGGGGAAGTAGCGCAGCGATGTTATCAGGAAACGGATACGTCGATAATGAACCATCCGGCCCTTGGATAAGTTCGTTTATGACTTGCTGTGCCTGAGGATGAATTGCAGTAATCATAGGTCGTCGTCTTCGTCGTCGTTGAATGGTTCGGTATCTCCAAACACTACTACTTGTTGGGGTTGAGCTTTTGCACTGGTTGCAAGTTGAGCCGAGCTCCGGGTACGCCTCATACTCTGGCTTTGCTCGATCAGGTGCATCTCCGGTTCGCTATCGTTGGCAAGCCTAGCAGAAGGACGGAACCTTGTCCAGCGAAAAGGTGAGCACGCTATGTAGCTCACGCCATCGAGTTCATCATCCCCGTGTGAGGGGACCTTGTCCTTGGGTTCTCCTTTATTATCCCCCACCCTGATGCGTTCCCAATAGTATTCCTCCCACTTCAGCACCGCGGCCATGATGCCGGGTTCGTTCTTCAGAAAGTAGAGACGGGGTCCCGGAGGTTTGTTTGTTCTCAGGTCGGGGGTGAATGTATTTCGATGGAGCATACCATTCACAAGGATAGCTCTATCTTCCGGCCCAGTGTGAACTGATTCAATGATCGGCAATCCTGCGGCGTGGTAATTTGCAGCGTATGCAATACCTGTGGTTTCGTCCTGCTTGAACGTATGGTAGTCACAGATCGTGGCCATGTAGATCTCGGACTGTGGAGTGTTGTGCACTTCAATCCAATAGAAGTCTTCTTCGCGGGGGCCATAGTAAACCTTTTGCCTTTGGTTGCCGGACAGAGCAATGATTCTGTCGCAACGCTGATCGATCGTGAGTCCCTGCTGCGAGAAGATTCGATACACGACAAGTTGATTTGTCGGCAGCAGTGCGCCCCATGCACATGCAGTAGGATGATCCAAGCCCGGATCCACTCCGCGGAAGAGTTGGGCTGAGGGGAAGCGATGAAACAATTCATCCTTGGACCAATCCAGCAGATTGTTCTCACGGTCGAGATTGGATAGCACCAGCATGGAGGATGAGTAGAACTCCCCTAGCAATCGGGCCTGCCCCTCTGGATCATCCTTGTAGGACGCAATCAATCCTTCGCGCTTGTCGCGGGATATAATATGGACGGGGGCATTATACACCGAGAACTTAGTGAACACGAATGTTCTGAGGGGGAGTATTTCCTTGCCATTGGCAATGCGTTGTGCCAGATGGCTCGCGGCGCCACTGTTGGCCGGCAGATAAGGAGTGAAGTCGTGGGAGCCTACGCCGGGATCTTTGAATCGTAGTTTGATTTCCTTGAAGGTCTGAGGAGTCACCCCCTCCGTCAAAAGGATGGCATCGACCGCGCCTGACGACCACTTCGTGTCCTTGGACTCGTAGGACTTGCCAATGATCTCCCACACGGTAGTACGCCCAGTGGGGGCTGTAATTTTAAGTGTGATCTCACGTTCAGACGGGACGTACCTGTCGATACTGTACTCCGGGAGATATGACTTCCACATAGGAAACATGACTTGCTCATGATGATCTTGGTCGGGTGCACCGAACCAGATAGTTCCACCGTTGTTCCATGGGCAATCAGGAAATGCAGGGGCGTATGCTTCAGGTACTTGCTTTTGCAGCCATTGCAAAACTCGCTGGTTGATTGGGTCGTAATGCGGGAGGAGCGGATTGGGGTCAGGGATATCGGCTGGTTTGCGTTTGATGGCATCGGCGATGAGCTTCAGGGCTGAGATATTCGGGCGGGGAAAGACTTGGACGAGTTTGGAGCGATGAGGATTGTCGTAGTTCTCGGGATCATCAACAGGATCGCCGACTCGATAGGGTTTGAAGATCTTAAGCTTAGGATTGTTGGGATAGATCCACAGCATAATGTTGATGAACATTGCCGCGGTCTTACCGATACGGTTGGCGCAGTAAACGCAAATGAATGAGATGCCGTACATCCATGCGTTGAGGAGAAGAGATTGCTCGTAACTCGGTTTGAAGAAGTTGAGCGGTTCAATCTGTTTGGCTCGTTCTTCCAAGCGGAGGTAATGATTCTCGACTTCGGATAGAAGATTGCGGAGGAACTTCCCTTTTCGGCCCGGAGAATTAAGTAATCCCTTCTTTTCTTTGAGGAGGCGGGCTTTGTCACTGAAAGATGTTGGCGGGTTCAACATCCATGATGGTGTTTTCTGCATGGGTCTGAGGTGTAGCAGGTTCGCGCGGGAATGTCAAGGCATATGATTCCACACGCGCGTCCCTTTGTATTTCGTCAACGGTCGGGGACTCGGACTTAAATTTGAATGCCAGCCGCGGGGGCAAGGTGGGCGGGTGGTCAGGTCACGAACGATACTCGCGCCACGCACGCAACGCAGAGCGATGTCACCATGCCTGATATCCTCTCCTCTATCTCTTCCGCCGATTAGGTCGCCAAGGTTTGCACCGAATGCAAAAGTAGGAAGATGCCACCCGGATTCCATGCTCTGAAGGGGAGAAGACGGGCGAAAAGCCTTTTGTTTGCAAGGTCGTAGGGAGCAGCCCGAACACCCATCTTGCAATCGCTGCAAATCGTAACAAATCTCTACTTGCAATGTCTGTCCTTTCGGTGTATATTAAAAATAAAAATCATTTTCGTTTCACACCTAACCAAGCCTGATCCTATGCTCAACCTATCCCGCTCAACCTCAGCAGTCCTAATCAGGGACGCACGCAAGATGTACTATCGCATTCAATGGCACCGCAAACACCCCATTGCAGAACGTAACGTCCTTATCCTAGCTAGGGCTCGCCATACAGCTGCCCAAATGGGATATTTCCTAACCTGCCGCTATAACCCCCAAGCCTAACCTCCTATGCTCTACATTGTCATTCCCTCAACTTCCATCTCTCCAAGGTCGCGCAAGATGCTACCTATCCCTATAGACCTGATATCAGATGAAATGGCACTCTTCACTGAAGACTACATCGATGCCACTTGGGAGGAGATGCTTGATACCCCTTTTAGCTTCTGGCACTCAGACCAAAGCTTCACAGTACCAACGTGCGCTTATTGCCAGACGCGCCCTTGCGATTGCTAATCTCCCGAATCCACAACCTACTATCTAATCCTATGCTTAATCACCTTGGCGACCGTGTCTATTATTCTTACTATGGTTGGCGCAAAGCTTGCCAGAATAAAGCTAAAGCTTTGCGAGTCTCAATCCGTATGCGCGGAAATAAAGACATCGGTGCCGCCTTCTATATCAACCATGAAACCAACGTAGTTCACGACATAGGCGAATGGGACGGGGAATCTGGGACCGTCTATAACCTCTAAGGACGAAACTCCCGAGCTTACCTCGGGAGTCTGCTGGTAATGCCAGCACTGAAGAGTCCAATAGAATCCAGAGACCAACAGAGTTCTTTGACATCTTAAATTGCTCGCCTAGTCGGGAGGGTCTATCAACCTAGTCCAAGGCGAGAGGGTCCTAGATAGTGTCAGTTCACAAAAAACTAATACCTACCTATTACCATCATGAAAGCAATTGCATCAACAAACACTGAAGTTAAGTCCACGTCGAAGACTGTTACCGTGACTACGGTTAACCCCAAGGTCCTAGCAGCCATTCGGACGGCCATCCTTGCCACTGCTACAACCTACGGGAAAGAGCTAGCGGCAATTACCGCACGCGAGCAAAGCGTCATCGTATGCGCCAAGGAAGTCGAGAAAGCAGAGTTTTCCGATAGGAAGACCGCCAGTGACTACCTTGCACCTCTCTTCACTGAGATATACGAGAAGGCAAAGCTGACCAAGGAACATGCTGATTCCCAAAGGAGCCGCGTAGTTACCTTCGCGTTTCCGGGTGGCGTCAATGCCAACCCTAAGCAAGCCGAGAAGGCTAAAGCAGCCCTAGAGGTTGCCATGGAATACGTGAAGCCAAACGGTAAGAAGCTTGTCACTAACGAGCTTCTCCCGATTGCGCGTGGTAACGCCAAGCTGAACGCGAAGACGGGGGAGGTGGAGAAGATTCGCGTGGGTGGCAGTGGAGGGTCTAACGCTAAGAAGCCTCTAGAGGCTTTTGACGATAAGGTCGCGCTAGCCTCTACGGGACTCCGGAAGGCTAAGATAGACGCTGACCAAGTGGCAGTAATCATTGTGAAGCACCTGAAAACGGAAGGCTTTACTTTGGAAGAGCTGAAAGAAGCTTTTGACGCTGCTACAGAAGCCTAAGCAATAAGGGAGGGGGAAGGCGAAAGCCTTCCCTCTCTTTTTGCATCTATCGCAAAACTCCATCATGAGCATTCACACTGCGAACCGTATCCTGCGACGCTGGCGCAAAGCAGGCCATGCCAAGCCGAGCAAGGCCGCCAAGGCCCTTGCAGGTCCCAAGCCGATACCCCATAGCGCAAGGGAGCTTGCAGCCATGGCGAGGCTTACAGACCAAGTAAACCGCGTAAGGCGGAATCCTCTCTGGCGAGGTTAAGCCACAATCCCACAAAGCCCCATAGGCGAAAGTCTATGGGGCTTTTTTGTGCCCTAATCACTCCCACGAATCCACACCCACGCGAGCCACTCTTACCTCCCAGATAAATCCTATATCACACAGACAGCGATCATCAATGAATCTCAATCAATTCAACTTTTGCACTCGCTGCAAAATTATGCCTTCGCGCCTATCTGATGTTAACATGTGTCCTTCCCTAATCATGTGTAACAAATATAAACAAGTGACCTTTATAAACGTTTATAAACAAAGCCCTTACATTTGTTACAGTAACAGGACTAAAGTCACAGAAACTAAACATGCCCTTTGCCCCTGTACCCACCCCCCTTTATTTATTATCCATTATCCTTGTACTGCTATGTATACGTAACTAAAATAAATACCAAAAACGAACGAGAGAACCCCATATCCAGACCTTTAGTATTTGTTTACCTGCAATATCGCAAATTCTCATATTCATAAACATGCAAAATGCCCTAAACAAAACTAATGCCCGATTTTACTTATTATTATATCACCCTTTTTGTAACGGAAACTAAACGTTTTAATACAAAATAAACTTATTAATTTGTATCAGAAAATATAAGCGCAACTTTTATCGTTCGTTAATTTGCACACCCTTGCAAAACTTAAGCACTCCCAAGACAAAAAGATAAAGCTAATCTTTATAAACGTTTATAAACATGTTTAGTTTAGTTACGTTAATTTGCACTCGATGCAAACGAGTTCCGAGTCCAATCAATCATTGACAAAGCCCCCGTCCTCTGCTATACTGTAGTCCTATCATGAAAACTACCACTTACTCGAAACGGATGACTAGGGGACAACTCTGGCATTGGTTCAACGATCTTCGACGCGATGTCGATGGCACCAGCAATAACCGCTACCGTGCGGCACAATGCGATATCATTAATCGTGCTCTGAAGAAAACCATTCCCCCGCAAGGCATCAGAGTCCGTATCTCCACATACGCCTACAACCTCAAACCCTAACTCTTGCACCGAATGCAAAACTACAACTTCAATCCCTTCACATTCCTCTTCAACTTCTATGGTCATCCCATGGAGGTTGGAGTCATGCTTGCCCCCGCCAACTCGCTTGGCATCTGTGCCCTAATCTCACTGAACTAAAACTAACCATGCCTAAGAAACAATCCGAATATATGAAACTCGCTGACGCTATCATGCACGATCCCGAACGGGAGAAGCGTGATGCTGCAATCTCCAAGCGCAACAGGGTTCTGAAAGAATCAGAAACTGTTCTGCGTGATACAGTTATCGAATGCTTCCAGCGAATCTACGCAGTCAATCGTCCCATCTGTGACCGTCCGGGAGATGCCCGTGATCTCACCGTGTCTCACATTTTGCAGCTGTTGCAAGATCGCATCACTGAGAGTGTCATCCCTACCTGTCAATCCGTCCACCGTTTCTAATTATGCGAAACCTAACCACTGAAGAAATCGATAGCATCCTTACTCGCTATCCCAAGGCCAAAGCAAACGCTGTATCAAACGTCTTGCGTGATCTCCACAACAAAGACCCATATCAGCGCACGCTAAACGTCCATCAAGATGCCAAGTCCTATGGCTGGAACACTGCCACCGTCAATGCAATCCTCCGCGGAATCGACATCGCAACCGAATAAACCATGCCTAATCCTAATCCACTAGACAGCCAAGCAATCATCTTCGCACTGAATGATGAAGTCTCGCTCGCGTTTTTCGTCCGCGGTCCACTGCGTATCCAGATGCGACGCGCAAACGGGGACAGCCAAGACATCGACATCCCTCGCTCCTACTTCGAGAAGTTCAAACTCCTCATTAACTCATGCCCGTGGTCAGATACATCCTACTCCTCCCCTCAGGACATGCACGAGAAGCTTGATCGTCTGATCCATGCCATGCACGATCTGCGTGGAGAGTGGGCCAACTTCATTTTGCAATCGGAGCAAAAGTAATGCCTCTCTTCGCATTCGACTTCCATCTCACCTGTGTAGACGGGTGTACCATTCAGGAAGCAGCCGAGTCTGCTTCACACATCGCAACTCTGCTCAACGTCCGAGTCTGTTTCGACTTCAATGACATTCACCTCATGGTGATCCCTAACCAAAAGCCACAAGCAACCATCGATCTCTATCACGCTCTCCTCGAACTGAAAGTCAAAGCCAAAACCCAAACCAAATGAAAGCACAAAACGAACAAGAAGCACTAATCCACACTGGTCTTGCCATCAAAGCATGGGGAGAAGCGGATGACGATTCAGTCCAGATCTGTGGATCTAATGATTGGTCTACACCTCCGGAAAATTGGGAAGCTATCGATAACATCGAAGACATTATTAACTTCTGCTATCTACGCATTCACGAACCAATCGTTCCTCCCGAAATCTCTGCTACCATGGTGGGGAAGATCTTCCGCAATCGCAAGACGCGAGCAATCTGTCAAATCGTAACTCAGGAAGAAGGACGATTTCTTTTGATTCATGGAGGGGACATCGAAGATTACTCAGCCGCGGATCTCCAACGCTTCTGGATTGAAGTGAAACCCTCACCCACACTTCACGAAGACCCATAGGCGACATGCACTGAAGGGGAGATCCCTGTCTCTACCTTCAATTCAGTGCTTGACAAACACAGGGAATCTGCTATTATAGTAGATAGTTCTTTTACATCTTAAATGGAAGGCGGGAAGGAAACGCAGAGGACCTGTTGAAGCAAACACGAAACAGGGATTACGGCTTACCCCACTAACCATTGAAAGCGTCCCGAAGTCAGATGGCACTCTTGCACTCACTGCAAAACTACCATGCAAATCCCTTCCTCCCCTCAGAGCAAGGTGATGTATGAGCAGCCGAGACTTCACGAGAACGAGAAATCTCTATGACGTAGCCGAGCCTTAGACAAGCTCGGTTGCTGTCAGGGGAGCAGCCCAACAAGAAACTCTGCTTCCCTAATCAGCAACCATGCCTATACACCAAAAGAAATCGAATCAGTTACTTACCACGGATGATATCCCAGCCATCATCCTAACCATCCTCCAAGAGTTGAAGAAAACTCGTGCCGTGGAAAAGATCGAGGAGCAAGGGCTCAAGATCCAACCCGCTCCCAAGATTACCCCTAAACCGGAAGTGAACTACCAGAACTTCGTCGCCAGAGCGATCAAGAAATTGTTCGTCGCTGATCGACAAGCTGAACTGGCCTTTGAGGATATCAGGCTGGCCATGCGAAAGACTGGATATGATTCCATGGACATTCGCGACATCGCTGCGGAAGTCTTGAAGAAGAACGGAGACACTCGGGAGATTGAGTCATTCCTGAGGAAACTTCAACGCTACATCCGTGAAGGAAGCAAGATCATCGAGAAGGAAAAAGCATAAGGGTTTTGCAATCGACGCAAAAGTAACCAAGGCGGGCAAACCTCAGAAGCTCACCCGAGCAACCATTACAGCCAAGCGGCTTCTCTACAGGAGCACAGCATGGTTTACACTTCAGCAACAGATGCGTGGGTTCCTAGCCTTCCATGGCTCAGGGACTGCCATCCGGATGTCAGAAGCACTGGGGGTTTCCCCCTCCCAAATTCACCGCTGGACTTGTCCAGTATGTGAGCACGACACGGAACCATCCTTTAGCATGGGGATGGCAATCCTACTCTACATGCAACAGAAGAACCGACAGATAAACCTAGACCTAAACGCAACCATAACTACCTACCATTATGTACACACTGAACACAGCAAAAAACAACGCCATTCAAACCTTTCATCTTCGCACCGCAAAAAAGAAAGATGATGTGGCAATCATCAGCACCGATGCCAAGGGCGCAGTCTCAATCAGCTACGAACCCGTCAAACTTCCGGTGCTAGTCTTCCATCGCAACCACTTCCCCAAGCCCGTGGTTCCCTCACCAGATCATGCGCCCCGTCCACTCAGGCGAGTGGTGGCGAGTGATCCACATTCAATTCTGTGGAAACATGTGATGAGCACGTATCATCCTGACAATCGGAAGCATCAGCATGAAATGAGGATGGCACGCCAGCGTCTCGCCGGCAATCGTCGCAGCGAAGGCATCTTGCAGTAAGTGCAAAATGGAAAAGATCAACTGGCATCAGGTGCTGTCCAATCCACCACCTGATATTTTCACTTCAGATGGGAACAAGCGCCAAAGGGAATTAGGTAAAGCAGCAGGTGAATGGGTAACGTGTGCCTGTGGCAATCTGTGTGATGCAATCCCCCGCATCAACAGAGGCGCCCCTGAAGACTTTTATCTTCAACGGTACGGCATCCAATTTTCCTATGCCATCGACAATCAAGATTGGCCAAAAGCTAGAGTCCTATTAATGCAAATCGAAACCCGTTCACAATTCCTACTCCATGAGCAAGCACAAAAAGAAAACCAGCAAGCTAGTCAAACTCTGCCAGCAGGCGAAGCGTAGACTCGGCTATCAATTCCCAGCAGCATCAAGCGAGGAGATGCGCTATGCCAATGGGAAACCAGCCACTCCTCCACCTCCGGAGAAGAAACCGAGGATGAAGGTGGAACACTTCTCGGTCGATCACAAGACCGGCAAGGAAACTCCCATCGCACGGCCAAAGGATCAGTTCTTCCGGCAGAAGTCCGAAGACAGGATCGTCGGCATCATGCCGAAGATGAAGAAGGTTAAACTGAAGGGGGAGTGGTGGACTCAGAAAGCATTGAAGGCTTTCTTCCTCGATAACAAGATCATCTGTCAGTCTGAGAACCGCGGATGGTTCATCACCTCAGATAAACCTGCCCGTGTGCTCACTGCCGCGGATCAACTCAAGCTCCTCATGCAAGACTCGGACTCCGAGTATCACGTCAACGTAAACTATAAAGAACTGCATCTTGTCATCGATGGACTCGAAGACATTTTGCGCTGATTGCAAAACTTATGGACGGTCAATTATACAAAGTCGTATTTCCCTCGGGTGACACAGGTGTAGGTAACTCTGCACCAGAAGCGGTAGCCAAAGCTCTTGGCACCAAGCGTCATCAATCTCTCGTCGCAGCAATGCCCCGCGCTGGGTATTACTGGACTGAGTTCACAACGAGATCACTCGTTGCCAATGTGGTGGGCAAGCGTGGACCCACACAGAATCGCAATGACATGTATGAGGTGGCATACGTGTATGAACATCCCGATCGGAAGAATCTTAAGTACACAGTCTTCCGCTCAAACAAAATGACTACACTGGCACAGGTGCCAGAGAACAGCCCAGCCAAGGTATCCACTCCAGCCAAGCTACCCAAGACCAAGATCCGCAAATGAAAACCATCGTCTTATATGCTTGTCTAGCGAATCGTGATACCACGGAAGGACGTGGACCCATGATCCCAATTTGCTATACGGAAACAGAAGCGGAAGCAAAACGAATCGTTAATACCCCTGAATTCTATAGACAATACGGAGTTCAGGGTTGTCCCCCTAATGACGGAGGGAAGTATGATGTGAGTAAAGAAGAACTCAAAGTGTTTGATTCCTGTGATGAATGGTTACGGCATCAGGTGCCATCCAAGATTCGCAAGCAAGAGATGGCACAATTGGAAACCCTAGCCAAGAAATATGGAAAGCGTATCGTATGAAATACCATAAATTTCAAATGCTGGTCATCGAGGTAGCTACTACTCCCTCGGAAAATCAAATCAGGAAGCAAGCAACCTTCGAGGTGAAGGCTGTTGCCACCAACAACGCAACCGAAACGGACCTCGCACGTTGGGCCGTCATGATTGAGACTGCATTCAATCGCGATGGCAACCCGAGGATGCACTTGAATCTCAAATGATCCTTCGTAATCCAATGCTTGCGGCCAGTCGCAATCTCACCAAGAAACTGGCGACGCGGATCAGCTATCCCAAGTGGGTAACGGATAAGGAAGATGGTATACGTTGCCTTCTTGCAGTGAGTGCAAATCACAATCCAACTGGATGCACTGCGTTCAGTCGATCACTCAAACCGTTACCGAACATTCACATCTACAACTGGGCTGCCGATCATGGCCTAGCTGGATTGGATGGGGAGATTGTGATTCCGGACATGACCTTCCATCAGATTCAATCATGGGTGATGACTCAGTATCCCATGCCAAGGGAGTTCGAGTACCATGTGTTCGATCACATGCCGGACAAACAAGATCAAGGCTATCTGCGGCGCATCCGCAAAGCAGTCGCAAGAGTAGCAATGTATGGTCCTAAAAATATCAAGGTGCTATATCCTAAACGAATCAACTCCCCTTCAGAACTGCGGGACGCATTCGAAGATGCCATCCTCCGCGGCAAGGAAGGACTCATTGTTCGTGATGCAGATGGGTACTACAAATCCACCTCACGTTGCACGTTTACAGAAGAGAATGTGCTGAAGATGAAACTCTATGAAGAAAAAGAAGCGATCGTCGTCGGGTTCAAGGAACTTCAAATTAATGATAACCCCAGCGAAACTTCTCGATTGGGCTACGCAAAACGCTCAAGCCATAAAGCAAATAAGAGAGGAGGGAAAACGCTTGGGGCTCTCGTCTGCCGAGATGAGGACACTCGGGTGTTGTTTGATCTTGGGATCGGTTTCACCGCGGAGCTTCGCAAAGAAATTTGGGATCACCAAGAAGAGTGGCTCGGTGCCCGAGTGAGTTACACCCATCAACCCCATGGCAAGAAAGAAAAACCCCGCTGCCCGAACTTTAAGGGACGAAGAAAAGACTAAGCTAGCTCGGGACTTCTGGATCCAAATCCAGATAGACCAACTCCGGCAGGACCCAACCCTCGGAGCATGGCTACTCTACAACACAATCAAAGTAAAGCGACTCGATCATAACGTTTACCATATATCTACAGCACAATGAATCAGGAGAACATTACACAAGCGATGGCGTTCATGCGCCGAGAGTTCGAGAAGGATGCGCACACGGACCCACGCGCCATCCTAAAGATACTCAAGGAAGAGTATTGTCTAAGCGAGGATGAGATCAATGAGATGTCATCTCAACTCGTAGACCTAGCGGATAAAGAATTGTCCCCCGCTCTGAAGAGAATGCGCGATCTGATTCGCGACTACTCGATGCTGAACCAGATGTTCGCAGGTGCTATTGAGATCTGTCAGTTCAAGCCCGCGGCATTCGATGCGGCAGGCACATTCCTTAAGAAGATGGTCGAGGAAGATCCCGATGCGAAGATTTTGCACACAATGCAAAAGATATTCCCTCTTATCATCGAGACACACAAGCTGCTCACGCCATTGATGACGCTCTACGTGAAGCAGCTGAATGAATACTGGAGGAAGAAGGGAATGCCTAATCCTCTGGATGATTCCCACTGATATCGATGATCGGTGCATCCGCATCGGTCAACGGCATAACCTCTGTCCGTATCTCACGGAGAAACTTACCCACTTCAGCCAGTTCATTCAAATCCATATCGGGTGGCTGGTTGGAAGTGTGCTTATCAAGATCAATCAAACGCTGAGTCATGATGCCAGTTGCAATCGCAGCTTGCATTGGTTGCAACTCATCAACCGTCTCACGTACTCGCATACCGCAAGCAACTGCGTTGTCTAACAACACGCCTTTCAAAATCTCCTTTCCAACTTTGGTTGTAAGGAACAACGTTTTCAATGATGCCTGAATATAACTGGTGGATACCGCATACTTCTTGGAGATTTCCTTGTCACTCATTCCACTGGACTTGTCTTTGGCCATCATTACGAGCGTCTCCTTTGGCAAGGTTAGGGGAGCTTTACCCTTGGGCCGAACCTTATCAGCACCGGGAACATGTTTGGGTCTACTCTCACCTGCCCACTCTCCCCTTCTAATCGCAATGCCACCTTTAATACCCGCCTTCTTCAACTGCTGTGAAACTGACTGTTTGTTTTTCATGCTGTCAACAACTATATCACAATCTTGCACCCATTGCAAATGAAACAAACTATCAAGAACTCAGAGGAACTATTCAAAACCGCGGTTGAACATGGAATGAAGCCCGGTGTCACACTCCAAGTCTTTGTGTTAGCCTTACTGCAAGAGGCATACGACAAGGAAGATAGTGAAGCCATCGTCAGGATTCATACGTCCATGTTACCAGAGAGTTACCATACGGTGCCTGCTATGTTCTCACGGACGATCATGCAACGTAACCCTTACCCAATCGTGCAAAGTTTCCTGAGGGGGAGTTATCTGGTGGTGCAAGCTGGCTATGCCAAGACATCAATCACCTTCCGCTCACAGGCAATCGAGAACATCCGCAAGCATCGGATCTTCATTGCATCTAAACATCTCGTCCCCGATTCGTACCTCCGTCGTCCATCAATCCTCGCAAGCGTGCTGTCCAACGTGACTGGACATCAGGTTTGCACCAAGTGCAAAACAAACAAGATATACTGGTATGTCCCAAAGCAATCCCAAGATTAAGAAGATCAACAAGTACATGACCACGGATGGAAAGGAGCACAACACAGAAGTTGAAGCTACCATCCATCAGGAATGTTATGACTTTGCAAAGGAACTCGAAGATGCTGCCGATAGGATGGACATCTGCAACATTCCAACGGCAACTGAATGGTTTGAGTTAGCAGGTTGGCTGCGTGCTCATTACAAAATCGAGAAGAAGATTTGACAAACTCTTACACATAGTGTATGCTAATCTCTGTCGGTGGAGAACTCACCGAAATCAAAACCACAAACCACGTAACATAGTATGGCCAAAAATAAAGATAAGGAAGTCCCCGCTAAGAAGTCCGGCAGCAAAGCGACGGCGAAAGCTGAAGCATCCGCGAACGTCACTGCCAACCCACGGTTGGTCGCAGCGTTCAAGGCGTACGAATCCTCCAAGCTGGAGACTCAAAGCTACCTCGTCAAGGTGGCGGAGATCTGCCAGTCCGAGCAGCTGACCAAGAACGAAGTCGTCGCGTCCATGATGGAAGCACGCGGCATCGAGAAGTCTTCGGCTGAGTCCCAGTATTCCCGCATGAAGGGAATCCTCACGGACCCCGATCTGCTCGAAGCTCTGCGCTCCGGTGAGATTGATCTGAAGACCGCGAAGGAGAAGGGCAAAGTCCGCGGCGCTCAGAAGAACCCGAACGCAGCGAAGAAGAAAGAGAACCTCGACAAGCGGATGACGAAGGCTGTCTCTCAGATCGTCGCCTGTGCCAAGGAAGGCGGCATGGACAAGGCATCCGTGCTCAACCAGATCGGCTCGGCTCTGAAGAAGAACGGCATCAAGTAATCCAAACCTTTCTGTAGGTAATGGTAGGTGCAGACGGGTAGTCCACTGTTGGGGTGGGCTACCCGTTTTGCATCCGATGCAAAACAAATTTCGTGGCGAAAATGGTATGGTCACTGCACTAAACATATACGTATATGAGCAAGCCCAAAGCAGCAGCAAGCGATCCCGAACCCGCTCCCATGCCCCCGGAAGGGCAGGAGAACAAGGACCCAAACGAAGCTGCGGCGCAAGCCGCGGAGGATGTGAAGTCCGAGGATCAGAAGCGAATCGAAGCCGCGGTTACTGGCAGTAATACTGTCGGTGGACAAGGCGGTGGTCCCGGTTCCGCGGAGATCACGCGGCTGTCCGCCACTGACAAGACGATGACGCCGGAGGAACTGGCTGACTCGACTCACCCGCTGGCGCCGACCGCGCCCCTCGTCGACCCGCTCGCCGACAAGAAAGAATAAATAAACCTCCCAGTTAGGCACCACCATTAATGGAAAAGTCTGAAGATCAGAAGAAGCGAGAGATTATTCCCACTCGGGATAGTCTCAAAACCCAATACCATCCGCTCAGCCAACTGCTGATGGTTGTACCAATTCCCGGCATCACCAAGGTTGGCAACATCATCCTGCCGGAGAAGTCCACCATTCAGATGAATGAGGGACACATCGTGGAGAAAGGTCCCAAGTGTACAGAGAACGTCCAAGTCGGAGACTGTGTGACATGGGATCAGAACTCCGAATACCGTCTCGATGTGGACGGTGTAAAATTCGTTCTCGTGAACGAAAGCAGCTGCACCATGCGAATCCCGCTGGCTGAACTGCAAACAACCGACCCCAACCAAACTGAACTACCGCTACCATGACCGAACTCCAAGCCTATATCCAAAAGGAACAAGAGGTTTCCAACCTCACCCGCTACGTCCAGCAGCTACAGATCCAAATGCAGGACGCACTTGCAATGAATGCAAGACTCCGGAAGCAAGTCCAAGACCTGAAGGAGAAGCTCGGATCCATTGGCAAGACAGTCATTGGTGCATCCAAGCTCGACGAAGGTGCAACCATGGCCATGGCTCAGGGTGATATGTGTGAACGCCCTTGCGATCAAGGTACACCTATCGGTAGTGGGCAACTCGCTCCCACTCCCCCTCAGGACAGGGACAACGATTACCACGAGAAGATTTAACTTGCACTGACTGCAAAACTAGGTATGCTGCTGGAGGTAATTCCTTCAGCAGCAATTTTTATGAATCATTCCCAACACGAAACTGATGACTTCATCATTACACCTAGAGTCAAATCTAAACCTACCATGAACAAACCCGTTATGTCAGATGGCGTCGAGTCAGATGTACTCGATGCGATATCGCAGTATCAGAACAGAGACAAGTGGATCCAGTGGGGTATGAATAATATCCGCGAGCAAGGGTCCGCTATTCTTTTGGAAGGACCATCCGGAACTGGCAAGACTACCATTGCCAAGTGGATGGCAGAGAGGATCAAGAAAGGATTCAAGCAACTCAGTGCCGCGCAGATTGGTGGAGGTGAGCCCGGTGCAACTGAGCGTGCAGTGGTGGAGTTCTTCGCCGATGCGAAGAAGAGGCACAACGCAACCATCTTCATTGATGAGTGCGATCACTTGCTTGGCAACCGTGAGAAGATCTCACCCGATGGAAAGACTTGGCAGCTTGGGACTATCGAGACTCTCATGATGGAGATGAACGTGTACTCGGGACTCGTCATCTGTGCCACCAATCACGTCCACAATCTCGACCCCGCCCTATCGAATAGGTTCCTCGCCATTGTGCATGTGGGCGAGCCAGACTTCCCGATGCGAGTGAAGCTGTGGCGTCACAAGATTCCGAAGAAGCTACCTTTCCAACCTTCTGAAGGGGAGTTGAAGAAGCTTGCCAAGTACGAGTTGAATGGCAGACAGATCGAGACTGTCATCGTAGCTGCAATCTCAAATGCCATCCGGCGAAACGTAAGACCGTCGCTCGGTCTATTCATTCAGTTCTGTGAGCGTGAGAATGGAAAGCACATCGTTGCTGAATGAAACAGAAATACGTTCAGGAGTGGGAAGTCTCCAAGACGTATCCCGTCCGATCGCTTGGACAATTACTTCGGCTGTTCTACAAAGTACACCGCTATAAGGAGAAAGGAGAGTGGCGGGCAATGCGCCCGATCTCCTTCTTGGTGAACCCCGCACCGTTCGTGATGCCGGGTGATCCATTCGCTCAGGACATGTATGTAGCCATCTACTACGGTCTGAGATTTGCACCCGGTGCAAGATATTATGTGGTGGTGGAACAGAACTTTATGTGCCCCACCACTGGACCCCATGCCTGCAAATTGTATCTGCAAGTGCATCCGGGTGGAACATACCAAGCTGCACGCCATGTGTGGATAGGTACAATGCAGATCGAGTGCAACTTCTATGACGAAGAGAAAGTCAAAGCGAAGTTGCGCCGAGCTATTAGACTTCAGGAGTATTTCTGCTCCGAAGAATCCCAACAAGAAATCGTAGAGTTCGACGAACCCCAACCCATTAGCTACACCTTATGAAGATCACTGAAAACAAATGTCCGCGTTGTCTCAAGCAGATGTATGATGACGGGAGAGATAATCTGCTCTGTCTCAACTGTGGCAAAGTCCTATCCACTCCCCCTCAGTCTCCGACGAATGCAATCATCTGCTTTGTCCTGCTGCTGTGTGTATGGCTGGTGGTGATCTGGGCGCTGTTCAATGGACATTTCCTGCCGTTTTAGCTCTTGACAAATGTCGTACATTCCTATACAATGGATGTCCACAGTTAGGAATGGATCTCACGCCCCGCCAGAATAAGACCGCGTACAGACTGCATCGCCGCAATGGAGGTGCAGTCTGGTGGCGTGTCGGTACAGGTAAGACGCGCATCACCTTCAAATGGTTTGCACTCGTTGCAAAAGACTGCAAAGTTCTACCACGTTTCATCGTTGTATGTCGTCGTGAAGCGTTTGCAGATTGGGAAGATGAGATGAAGCGTTGTGAATTGCCATGGCGTACATGGACAGTGGAGTGTGAGGATGATCTGTATGACATCAAGACTACGAAGCCAGTGGTCTATCTAATCTCACATGGGATGCTGGATAAACTATCCCATGCTATTGCCGAGTCCGGCAGTATGATCCAAGCGATCTGCTACGATGAAGGGTTCCTCTATAAGAACTCACAGACTAAGCATTGCAAAGCAGCCAATCGAATTTCCAAAGGTGTCGGTCGTGCTGCCATCCTGTCTGGTAGCGTGATGACTGCTCGTAACTTAGAAGATGTATTCGGACAACTTTATGCCATCAACCGTCACGCTGTGCTCGCTCGAACTCTCACGGACTTCCGAAGTCAATACATGTTTAAGTTCCAAATTGCCCCCAACCGAGAAAGCCAAGCTGCTAAGTGGGTTGCTGCAAGAGGCGCTGTCGAACTTGTCTCAACTCGAATCGTTCCAGTTTCCTCCATCTATTTCCCGACTAACAATCAACGTCGAGCAGTATCCATCGTCAGATCCATTGAACCCACACGTGACCAACTTGCCGCCTTCGATAGCCTTCGGAACTTCTTTGAGATAGAACTGAAGGGGAGAGTGGTTGAGTTTAAGAACACACCCAGCATCATCATCAAATGCCAACAAGTATCAGACGGTTTTGTTCACTTGGAGAAAACGACTACCCGTATATCGTCAGCGAAGATGGACTATCTTCTTTCGGCTGTGTCGGAACTGCTTCTTTGCGGAGAGAAGGTCGTGATCTGGTGTGCCTTCCAACACTCGGTGAACTTGATCTTGCAGTCGTTGCAAAAGAAGATGCCGTCCGTGAAAGCTTATGGTATGCACGGAGGAAAACCTTTCGATATCGCGGGTTGGTATCGGAACGGACAGGTCGCCGTAGCCACCGTTGGGTCTGGGAGTTCAGTGAACCACTTCCGGCATTGTGCGTATGCCCTTTACTTCAGCCACTCTTTCAAATGGCTGGACATGCAACAGTCAATGGGGCGAACGGATCGACACGATTCGAAACATCAGACCTGCTTCTACTATTATCTACAGACAAAACAAAGTCTGGACTCGTTAGTGTATCAGAGAGTTTTCTCTTCCAAGAAAAAGGAAGAGGAGTTCATAACTAAATCCGTAAACGCATGGCTGAAAAAATTACCATTAGAATCCACGATGACTTCGAAGGTGATGTCGCTTCCATTAAGGAATGGTGCGCAGCCAATGCGTCGTCGCTCAACTCAGTCTTTAACTCGTTCCTTCCAGCCATCGCGTCTGCGATAACCAACCAAGTTTACGAAGATGACAACACAGGCAAACGATTCGTCCGAGCCGACTTCGGAGATCTCATGCTCCGCGAACCCCACGACTATCGGAATTATCGGGCCGACACCTACCAATGATCTTTTGCACTTGATGCAAAAGTCGATGGCTGGTACGGAACGGATTACTTCTGATCGCAACTTGCTCGTTCAGTTCTATCCCGATTCTCTGAAGCGAAAGCTAAATACTGAGATTATGTTCACCACCCTTCGAGGGATGGGACTCGGACCCTTTTTGGCAGACCATGCAGTGTGATCCAGATGTGATCCGAGGTTATACGTTCGGTTTCATTGTGCCTGCATCATGGGCACGCACTGCATACATTGTCCAAGGCATCAGCAAGATTACACTCCGATGAGAAAACTCCACCTACCAGAACTTGAATTTGAAATCAACCCCGAGCTAATCGGGGAGGGCATCACTCAATCGGAGATGCAAACTTGGGATAACTGTCCCGAGAAATGGTATCTTGGGTACAACCTCATGCTCTCACGGCGTGGACAATTCTCGTGGGCTACCACGTATGGATCGTGGATGCACAACTCACTGGAAGAATTCTATCGGACCAAGGGTAAGCGATGGTCGTGGGCACCTACACTGGACGGCATCGCAGAGAAGGATCTTCGCTTCTCATCGCAGAGAGTGCTGCGTGATCGTGAACTCTACACTCGGCTGGGCCAGCTTCAGATGGAGATCTATGCCAGCTTCTACAAGGATGACCCCAAGCATTGGGAGATCGTGGGCACGGAAGACATCATCGACTTCGAGTTCGAAGGCATTAGACTGAAGGGGAAGTTGGATGTGCGGGCTATCCAAAAGGCGTACAAGCGTCTCATCATTTGGGACCACAAGACCACGGGCAGACTCGACAAGGACACGGCACTCGGCTGGGAATTCCGCTTACAGTTCATGTTCTACATGTGGCTGGCCATGCGTGATCCCAAGTTCAAGAAGGAGCGACCCCGCGGCTTCATGGTCAATGCGGTGAAGAAGCCACAGCTTAAGTGGGGCGACACCGAACCTGTCGATGCCTATTTGCAGCGAGTGCAAATCGACATGATGCAGAAGCCCGAGAAGTATTTCTATCGTGATCCTCAGCTGCTCAAGGAAGGGGATATGGAGAGATTCGAAGCTACCATCCTGCGTCCCAAGTTGGAGAGGGTGAAGATGCTATTCAATCCCAAGATCTCCGACGAGGTTAAGACTTTGATCGTTCGTAATAAGAATACGGACACCTGCCGCAAGTACGGGCAGCCATGTGAATTCATCACCGCTTGTAAGAACGGACTCGATATCGAGAAGCGTGCATTCTACCGCCGAGAAGTTAAACACCGCGAACTTGTGGAGGAAGCTAATGAGTGAAAACGTATCAGTCAAAGGGCTGAAGGAATTGCATCGCACTGAAGCTGCGATACTTTTCGAAAGACCTGATGGCTCAGAGGAATGGATTCCTCGTTCGTTGATAGACTACATCTGTAAAAGCCGAGACGAAATCTGCATCATTGAAATCCCCGAATGGTTAGCCCGCAACAAGAACTTAGACTATGATTGAACTCAGCTACTCACCTCCACCCTCAACTGGAACTCTGGCAGATGTCGTGCCTCCATATTTTCTGGACGATGGCGACGAATGCATGGACTTCAAGACTGCTCAAGGAGCATTCGACTACATCGAGAAGGCTCTTCCCGGTGTTGAGATTCAAGTAAACATCAACCCGCACCTCGCAATCTAAATGACTAGAAAACAAGCCAATGCACTCCTGCCAGACAAAGCAACATCGTGGAAGATCACACCACATCTGCTTGTCTTTTTACTCGTGGCACCACCTAAGTGGGGCAAGACGAAGTTCTTCATGTCCAACCCCGATGCGCTCCTCCTCGCATTCGAAACTGGGCATCGATTCCGTCGAGGACACAAGATCGAAATCGTCAAATGGGACCAACGCCGCGGCTCGTTCGAGATCGAGAAAGACGAGGAAGGTGTACCACGCATGACGGCAGAGCAGGCACTTGAAGTGCTGGAAGCTACCGACAAATATAACTTCGTCATCATGGACACGGTGGACATGGCAGCGAAGATGTGCATGGACTACCATTGTGAGAAGCTGGCAGTGGCTCACCCTTCAGATGCTGGTGATTTCGGCAAAGGCTGGGACGTAACACTCAACAGTCCGATGCGGAAATACATCCTCGCCATTCTCAAGACTGGGCGTGGCGTCGGCTTCGTCACCCACACGAAGATCGAGATTGCCCGCTTCACCTCTGGCGAAACGGCTCGCAAGGAATCCACCATGCCTTCAGGTGTAGCTCGCTTCTGTATCTCCCAAGCTGACGTGATGATCCATGGCGAGCTTGGCAAGAAGCGTCCCCCGAACAAGCTTCGTGATCGCATTCTCGTCTGCGAAGGTGATCTCGATACCTTGGCAGGCAACCGTTCCGATGCCCCGCTCCCGGAACGATTCATTGTTAGCCCGGACAAACCGTGGCAACAGTTCACCAAGTTCTTCGTGGACCCCAAGGCTGTCCTTGTGGCTGAACGGGAATACAAAAAGATTTACAAGAGGTAATTTCAAATGCTGTCTCAGATTGGTATTGATTCCAGACGAGAGTAACCTTGCGTCTGGTAGCTACTGGGTTTCATATGTGGCAAGAACTCTCCACAGGCCGCAGAATGGGCGGCACCATCCCTGAGCAGCACCACTTTTATGGGCGATTTCATGGATATCGCAGTTGCACATTCCTTGTGCGATGAAGACACTTTTGCACCCGGTGCAAAACGACAGCCGGAAAGACGGCAACGTTACGTAACAAACAAAACAAAACAGAAGATACATAGTATGGCTAAAACCAATAAACCCGCTGGCCGCCCCTCCCTCGCTGATCTTTGGGATGATACGGACCCGTCGGAAGCAACGAACACCCTGCCCAATGGCACCCACGAAGTTCGGATCAACAAGATCGAACTCAAGGAAGACAAGAAGAAAGGTGAAGCCGCGATCCTCGAAGTCGAGGGACTCGAAGGCGACATCGAAGGGCTCAAGGGCCGGCAGCTGTACAAGCTGCGTGATGTCAAAGGCGGCAAAGGGCCGGGCCTTGCGTATCTGATGCGTGATCTGGCGCTGCTGGGTTACGAGAAGATCACCGGAGCCAAGCTCAAGAAGACTCTGAAGGAGATCTCCGACGAGCAGCCGATGGTGGTCGTGAACGCCAAGGAGAACGGCGCTTACGTCAACATCTACATCCAAGGTCTGGTCGGCGAAGTCAAAGGCGCCGATGATGACGGCGAAGAAGACGATGCCGCTTCCTCGGATATCGAGGAAGGCGATACGGTCACGTGGGACAACGATGGTGATGACGTGAAGGGTAAGGTCACGAAGATCAACGAAGCCAAGGGTGTTGCCACTGTCCAACCCATCGATGACGATGGTGATGACGATGGCAAGCCGGTGAAGGTTGATCTCGAAGACCTGACCAAGGTCGATGAGGATGCCGATGGCGATGACTCCGGAGACGGAGACGATGCCGAATCTGAGCCGATCGCCGAGGATGACTTCGTTACCTTCGAGGATGACGATGACAACACGGTCCGGGCTCGCGTCATCTCGGTCAACGAGAAGAAGGAGACGGCAAAGGTTCAACCTGTCGATGACGACGGCGATGATGACGGCAAGGCTGTCACCAAGGACCTGTCGGATCTGACCAAGGAAGATGCGGATGCCGAATCCGAATCGTCCGAGGAGGAGGAGGAGGAAGACGAGAAGCCAGCGAAGAAGGGCAAGGCGAAGAAATGGACCCCCGCCGTCGGTGACGAAGTGAAGTGGACCGACGATGAGGGTGACGAGCAGACCGGCACGATCAAGAAGATCAAGGGCGACACCGCCACGATCGAGGATGCTGACGAAGATGTCGTCAAGGTCCCGGTCGAAGATCTCGAAGAGAACGACTAGCAGATAGTCTGAACACCTGAATGTGGAGGGGTCCGATCCCCCTTCACTTTTGCACCGCTTGCAAAACTATGGCTCCCCGCAATGACTCTAAAAGAATACGTAATTTCAAAAGTAAACCCTGACGAATATTATGCCAAGCGATTCCCCGAATGGAACCCCAGAGCAAAGAGCAATGTCCGATGTCCATTTCACGAAGACGGCGCCAACGGAAATCTTGCCATCGGACTTCGGAACGGTGGAGCAAGGTGCCATTCCACCCGATGTGCAAAACGAATTGGAAACATTGTCCACTTTGAGGCAACGCGAACTGGAGAAAAAGAACCCATCGCAGCTCGGAGAATTTATCGCGAATTCGTGCGACCAGTCGTTGATGCAAAACTCCTCGCAATCTATCGCCAGAATCTTAGGGAAAACACTGCGTTTATTCTGAAGATCAAAAAGGAGATGGGGCTCACGTCCGAAAGCATTGATCGCTTTCAACTTGGGCTCGATACTCTTTCCAATCGAATCACGATTCCTGTCTATGACCAGTTCAAGCAAGCTGTTAATGTCAGATTCTATCGACTTCCGTCCCAGAGGAATGGGAAGGACAATGCCAAGATACACAACCTTCCGGGGTTTGGTGGTGCTGATCTGTTTCCTTGGCCAGCAACTACTTCTTTCACAGATGGTTATCCGGTGTTTATTATGGCTAGCGAGAAAGAGGCTATGCTTGCCCTTCAAGACGGATATAATGCCTTTGCCTCTACTGCCGGCGAAGACAAATGGGATCCCGAATGGGATTCAGTGGTGGCTAACCGTCGAGTCTTCACGGTACTCGATGTCGATGAGGGTGGCGAAGCAGCCCGTCGTAGGTTGGTTCCGCTTATTGAAAAAGCTGCAAAGTCTGTCACTAACATACTCCTCCCCTTCAGAACCAAGCGGAAGGACTGGAAAGACTACGCAGACTTTAGGCTCAAGGAGAAGCGCAATGGTTCTGAGCTTGGGCGATTAGCCAAAAAATATGGACCCAAGTCTGTCCCAAAGTCTGGGAGTAATGGCAGCACTCCTCATCCTCCTGTGGATGACGAAGGAGAGGTGACATGCTCTGAAGGGGAAGTGGACTACCCGGAGCTACCTCCCTTTGCCACGAAGAAGATGATGGAGGTGGCGCACATCTCCTCACGGTCTGACCTGCTGAACAAGCGGATCAAGACACAGGGTATCGTAGCAGCCAAGTCTCCCAACACCTTCTCGATTCCATGGAAGTTTAAGGTAAAGATCAAGTCACGTCCTGACTTCGAGTATGAACTCCCAATGAGTCGGGAGTTGCTTCGTTATGTCCGATCATCGGACACGCAGATTTTGCAGTCAGTGCAAAAGATCATCGGCAATAACAACGCCGAAGTATTACCCATCGCATACTTAACAGCTACCGAAGTTGAGATAATCCCAACGGCATCCATCGATCAGGATGCCACTTACGTTATCCAACGTTGTTTCTACTTCGGTAAGAAGATCGAATCCAATGTCCCATACTACTTCGAAATCATCCCCACCTCCGAGATCAGATCTCAGGAGACAATCGGCATCATCACCAAGATCACCCCACTCTCCAAATCTATCGAGAGATTTGATGCCTCTCCCGAAAACATTGCCGACCTATACGCCTTCCGCCCGAGTGATGGCGAGAGTGTTTGGGACAAGATGGAATCTCTCGCCACTCAAGTTACAGAGCGGTTTACTCATATTTACAATCGTCTGGATTGGACTCTCATGGCTCTACTTACTTGGAGTAGTCCGATCGGATGGTGGTTTCCAAACGAACCACACACTGACAAATGCCAGCGTGGTTGGATTAATACTCTTACAGTTGGAGACACTGAGACGGGTAAGTCTAAGGTATCGCTGGCTCTTAAGGCTCTCTTCAAGTGCGGGGTCTTCATGTCCGGAGAGAACTGCACATTCGTCGGTCTGGTTGGCGGAGCAATCAAAATGGGTAGTGGTCAGCTTATGCTACGCTGGGGACGAATCCCCCTCTGCGATAAACAACTGGTTGTCATCGAGGAACTTAGTGGGCTATCGGTTGAGGAAATTTCGAACATGTCGGACGTGCGGTCATCGGGTGTGGCACGCCTTGATAAAGGTGGAATCTCTGCCGAGACTAATAGTCGAACTCGACTTATCTGTCTGTCAAATCCTCGAAGCATCAAGAAGCCTCTATCCAGCTACTTATTCGGAATTCATGCGGTTCAGGAACTTATTGGACACGGCGAAGATATCGCACGGTTCGACCTTATCACCACCTTAACAGACAATGAAGTCTCAATCAATGTCATCAACTCAGCGCAGTTTGCATCGAGTGCAAAAGACGAATACATTGGTGCCGATCAGTTTCAGAAACTTATCCATTTTGTATGGGCTCTCACACCCGAGCAGATTGAATTCGAACAGAAGGCGTATGAGGAATGCCTTGAGCAGACTAAGAGGTTGTCTGCCATTTATCATTCCTCTATTCCTATTTTCAAAGGAGGAAGTGGACGCTATAAGCTGGGTCGGATTGCGGCTGCCATTGCCTGTCTTCAGTTTGCTTGGGACGAGTCGAAGGGAAAAGTCATCGTTACTTCCAAGCATGTTAAGGCCGCAGGAAGACTCCTCGATCTACTATATACGAAACCATCACTCGGATACAGTCAGTACAGTTCTCAAATGTATGATCGAGAACGAGTCAAAGACGTCGTCCTTGTCCGCAAAGGATTCAAGGACAAGATTCCTCGATCGACGCTTCCCAAGGTACTCGAAACGTTAGTACATTCCACACGCTTCTCGCGTGATGAACTGTGTGCCATTGCCGGCATGACGCTAATGCACGCTGACCAACTGATCGGTGTGATGATGCGTGAACGTGTACTGCGTAAGGGTGAAGGGAACCTCTGGGATATCACCCCCGCGGGCAAGCGTTTCTTGGAAGACTTCATTGAACGTCTATCTAAATGAGTTGGCTTCTCTACCATGTTGGCGGACCTGAGTTGGTTGCCCTTCAGGGTGGAAAGAAGTGGACCTACGTCAACGATATTAAACACGCAACCACATTCCCAAGTGAAGTCGCTGCAATGCGGGCACGCGAACAGGTGTGCAACTTCCCTTGGATAACAGAAATACCATATGCCAGTTACCTCAGAGCGAACGAGTCCAGACCAAGTAGACATCGAGAAACTCCCACTCCTTATGAATTCTGAAGGGGAGATCAGGGATTTTGTAGACCAGTGTGCAGCATCGGGAATGAGTGACAACCGATTGAAGTACCTGATTCGCAATGCGTCGAAGAAGATAGCATTGCTGCAACTCCGTGGACCCTCATGATTAAGACCCCGACCCAAGTAAACGCATCTTGCAAGCGTTGCAAACTGCATCAATATGCACATCCAAAAGCTATTGGACTCAGAGGTCTCAACTCGCTTGGTCCACGAAAGCTTGTTATCTTCACAGACTATCCCGACTACTTCGCAGACCACGCCCATGCCCCCTATAAGCTCGACGTTAAAGAACTCCTATTCGAACTGCTATCGCGCATGTCAGTGGCTCCAGAAGATGTTGGATTCGAGTACACGCTACGATGCTACCCCGCAAAATCTTTACCGGGCACTAAAGCAGAACGCGCCGGATGTATTGAAGAGTGCGCTGCATACAGATTCAACGCAATTCTTCGCACTCGTCCGAAGGCTCTCGTTGCTCTGGGCAAAGTATCGATGGAGGCTTTCACGGGCCGATCTGAGCTTAAGAATTCCGAAGGACGGAAGTTTGCTAATTGGGAACCCATCGTTCGTGAGGTTGTCCCTGAAGTCTGGGTGGGTTACTCAATTAACTATCTACTCGTCTCCCCCTCAGATACCCCGCGAGTGTTTCGAGTGCTTTATAAAGCTGCAGAAGACGCCGGTCTTCACCCCAAAATTAACCCGAAGCCCTTCAAGTTCAAGTGGAAGAACCTCCTCTAGAATGAGTGCTACAGAATATAACACGATGAAGAACAGTAAAGCTTTTACGCGAGATGACTTAGATGCACTTTTGCACCTGATGCAAACCTTATGAGTGTTCATGAAATCTATGAGAAGAAGATCTCGATCGTTCACCTTCCAAACAACAAGCGCAAGTCGGATCGTCTCCGCTGTAATGTCCAAGAACGGCCAGCCACCCTCGGACATTTTAACATTGGAGAACTCTGTCAGATTCTTAATCGCGTACAGAAAGATTACCTTGGGGTTAAGCACCTTTTTACGTTCAAACACGGACGCTACATTGTAAGAATTTATGATCCGAAAATTACAGAATATCCTGACGACCCCGAGTAAGTTAATTCGAAAACCAATCAGCGAAATCGATGAAGATAAGATTCTATTCTACGACTGGGAAACCGATCATCAGTATGCGCCCTATGCCTCGATCAAGTCATGCGCAGTACAATATGGATTCAGTGGAGTGGTTGAGATGGTCGATCGGCCATCGCGTCGTAAGGAGTTCAAACGTAAACTTGCTGCGCCAGACATCATTAAAGTAGACTTCAATGGCGTCAACTTTGATCGAACTGTCGGCTACCGACATGGATACTTCGTGCATCCTCAGAACGCTCACGACGTTTATCAAATCCTTAAAACCATCAGTCCGACACTACCGGCTTTCTCCCAGAAGTTTGCCGCTTTTTACTTCCTCGGGGACCCGCATTTCCCGGAGATGGAACTGTTCGAGTACATGTCTGCACATGGGTGTGCGATGCACGAGGTTCCAACGAAACTTCTCCACCGTTATAACGCCCACGATATTGTACAGCTGGAACAACTCTTTAGGATGTCATGGGATGTTGTCATTAGAAACGAATTCTGGGAAGCCTACTTAAACGATGCTCTGATCTACGAGCCAAGCCTTGAGATGCACACTGAAGGGGGAATCTACATCGATATCCCTGAGACGTGGCGAGGTTTGCAACGACTGCAAAAGACTGTTCAAAATGAAACGAAACGCGCTCTTGAGCTTACCCACGGTGAGGTGCAGAATCCTAATTCTTCCAAACAACTCGCTCGCTATTTCACTGAGTTCGACAACCTCGAATTGGAGCTTACAGCTTCGGGGGAATTCAGTGTTAAGAAGAGTGTGCTGGTGTCACTTAAGGATGAAAATCCCTTGGCTGAGTGTGCCTTCAACATTCGTGATGCTAACGGTTCCATCAAATATCTGGAGAACTATCTTAACGCTACGGACGACGAAACATATCATGAAGACATGGGTCCGAACTGGATCCCGATCCAATACTCATGGTCTTCAGCGCGTACAAGGCGTACGACGTCTCAATCATTCCACAAGATTAATTTCCAGAACCCCAATGACAGAGCGAAAGCAGTACAGATTGTTCCTGAAGGGCAGCTTGGCTGGTGGTTCGACTCGACGCAGGTAGAGAACATCGTCCACATTTATGAATCCAACGACACGGCGAGACGGGCATCATACGAGGGAAACTACGACTGGAACGAGTATGTCTGGCTTTGCAATATCATATATGGAGAAGATAAGGACAAGGATTACTGGGATGATAAGGAGAATATGCTATCTCCCCGAATTCCGACGTGGACTGTTTATAAAGAAACCAAAACCGGAAAGCTCGCAATTAACTTTGGAATGGGAGTCACTAAGTTCTGTAAGCTTTTTGGGCTTAACCGTGACGTGGGTGAGGAAGTCTTCGGCAATGTGCATTCCGCTTGCCCCGCCATTCGAGAGTTGCAAAATCGAGTGGCTTCCGATCTACGCTCCACTGGGTACGTTACTGACGTCTTTGGGAAACGATACGCAGGATCTCCGAGTCAGGCATACAAGGTGGTTGCTTATCTTATTCAGGGATGTGGAACGGGTTCTCTACCGAAAGCCCAGATTCGTGCAAACTGGGAGACACTTAGACGTATGGATAAGAAAATGCCCACACCTCTGCGCCGTCGTGCCGTTAAGAGCGGGGTCATGTGCACCACCACCCACGATGAAAATGGAGGTCGTATCGATCTCCGACTCGGAAGTGACAACATTTTGCATCTACTGCAAAAGCTCAACTTCAACATGACCGAGAGGTTCTCGGAGAAGTTCGACAACATCCCCCTCAGAGCAAAGCTTTACCTCAGCAAAACAACAGCCAAGAATGCAATCGAAGTAGACATCAATGACCATGAATCCATCCTCCGTATTATCAAAGGCGACCCATGCCCATGCTGCAAAGCCACTGGTCACGTCGACAAAACCAAGTGCCTTGCGTGTGAAGGCTTAGGCTATATCCACCATGATCCCCACACAATTTCCAGAAGCCAACATGCGATTCGGACCTCCGCTCGGAATGAGCGAGAGTCAAGTAGCGACCGTCTATTGCTATCGCGGCACCGTTGATGGTCCTTCATCCTTGGAAGGTTCACCTGTCATCGTAACTGCATGGCTCCCTACTGAAGGGGAGTTGGAGTTATTGAAGACTGGCTCGCCTATCTACGTCGCCTTCCTCAGCGAGGGGCTACCGCCACACCTCCTCGCCATGGATTTCAACAACGCCAAGAAGCCAGCATGAATACAGAACCTGAACCAGTTCCTCCACCATTACCAATACCAAATCCCTTGCCAGATATTTACCATCCTCCTATCCCAAATCCTTTACCTGACATATTCGGATGAAACGATTCCTTCAACTGTATCGACATGCCAAGCAACTCAAACGCCAAGGCATACTGAAGCGTTCCGCATTCCGCTTCGCTGTATGGCGATGGTGGGTGGGGGACAAGTTCATGAACTACTCCACAGACTAATGAAGGTCCTATCACTTGATCCGTCTAAGAACAACGTAGGCTGGGCAACCTTCGATGGAACACGAAAAGTCAAACCCCGAGCTTGGAAGTGGGGCACCTTCCAGCTTGAGGGTATGAATCTGGAGATGCGGATGTACGATCTCGTCCAGAAGATAGGCGAGGAGATCGGAGAGTTCGACTTCCTCGTCACTGAACGTCCAGCGTTCTTCAGCTGTGAGCGCGGCGAAATTGCCGCACATCAAAACTACACGATCGATCTAGCAGCCATTGCGTATTACGTAGCTGGCTGGTATCACATGGATCATCGCCACCATTTTGCAATCACTGCAAACCAGTGGAAAGGTACGGTGTCCAAGGCTGTTACTGCACGTCGGTTCTTCAGGTCATTTCCTTACGTAGATCCACAAACACTCAGCGAGCACGCCATTGATGCGGTCATGCTCGCAAGGTTCACCCTTCACGATTACATATGCAACATGCCATCAGGGAAACTTGGCGGGGTAAAGCCAAGCCACATACTATCACTGCTCTGAAATGGGTGGCAAGCCAAGCTTCACTGCTAATTGGTTGCGTAGTGTACGCAGTGCTAATTTGGTTCGCGCAGCAGCCCTTTGCTTCTGTTCGAGCGATACATTCTGCATCTTCGCAATGTCGTTGTAGTACGCCATCTCAGTCGCCACATTGTTCTTGTAGTCAGACACAGCGTTCTGCTGAATTACCGATAGATCTAGGTGTCCGCTTTTGATCTGCGTAGCAATCGGCAACCAGAAGTCCATGCCGGTCACAGACTTGCCGCGCTTATCTACAGAGCCAGTGAGAGCAGCTTCGGCATTCCTCCACTGGGATCCAACGCCGGGTGTCCATGGTCCGAGAACCTCTTTTGCACCTGATGCAAAATAGTCAGTTGGTCCACGGAGCTTACGTCCAGTGAAGCGATCCTCATGGGTGATCCACGATGCAGCCGTATTCAGTGCCGGGTTGTTGTCCCATCCGACGACCGGGTTATTCTTCAAGGCGTCCATGGGGCGACCTTCCAGCAACGCACGGGCAGTCTGCTGGAACTGATCGGCAGGTAGCCAGTTGTTGAAATCGTAGAACTGGAAGCGACCCTTGGCATCACGGCCAGTCACGACCATATAACGATCCTTCATGTAGACCGGCAATCCAGCTTTGACCTTCTCCCAGTCTTTCTTGTCCTTCTCAGAGAGATTAGCTTCGCTCATCTTTTGCATCACCTCGGGCAAGGCGATAGCAAACCCCAGTGAAGCCGCGGCATTCAGGCGTGAGGCGGCATCCCCAGCGACAAGGTCTTGTCCAAGGTTCTTCAGGATGCGTCCCATCTCCGATGCGTAGCTGATGAACAGATTCATGAACGGCACAGCACGCCCAGCCATGACAGCTTTCGGCAGCATGTTGTAGTTCATCGTGTAGCGATTGGTGAACTCAGTGGCTCGGTTGATAACCTCGGTGCTATCCATGGCAGCGCCTAGCTCGGCAGCGATACGTGCCTTGGCAGCCATGTAGGTGGAGACACGGACCAAGGTATCAGGATACTTGAACCAATCGGCCATCTTGTTATCGGCATACTTCAGTCGAGTTCCAAGATCTCCGATCTGCGAATCGACGCGTCCGAGATAAGCTTGAATTCCCCCTTCAGAAGGAACGCTGGCCAATCCACCCGAGATGTTATCAGCTTCGCGCAGTACGTCGCGAGTAACTTGATCGGCATGGGTGATTCCATTCTCGACTAGCTCGCGATACTCTGGACTGCTGGGATCTCGCAAGGCATCGAACGCAGGTTTAACGTGACTCCATCCTCGGCCAATGGTCAGGAAGAACGGAGACGATACGACCTGCCGAACTATGCTCATCGGATTCCGATAAGTAACATTTGCTTTCATGAAGCTATTCACCCCAAGCATGGTACGAGAGAAAGCACTGTCAGGTTTCATGTGATCGCCCCATGCACTGACTACATCGCTAACATGGCGATGGACAAACATCCCTTGCAATTCACCGTTGGCTGGATCACGTGGTACGTACTTATATTGATGTAACTCCAGCAACTGGCGTCGAAGAGTGGGATCACTCGGAGCGTTTTGCAACTGCTGCATAACTCGCTGCTGCATTGCTTGAACTTCAGGATACGAATTGTATGATAAGGGCAAGCCTTCGTCCGACTTGGTAAGTCCCGTTGCCACCGTATGTAGGAAGCTGGAAGACTTAGCCATCGGCTGAAGCTTGAGTGTGGTCAGACGCACGCGATCGATAGGATTAGTGATCTCACCGAGGAACTGCTTCCACTCAGCATCAAGAACTTGGCGATGCTTGAATAGTGTCTGATCGATCTTTGATCCTTCTGAGGGGGAGTACAGGCGTTTTGTCTTCCGCACAGCTTCACCCCAATCACGCAGACCTTTCTGGATCTGATCGAGATTGTCAGTACCCCACGTCCCTTCCTTCAGAATCTTCTGGGACAAAGCATTGATAGCCTCATCGGATGCCTGATAAGATGAATCGGTAAATGCACGGAACTGCCGAGTCAGATACTGCCCACGACTGTCGAGCATCATCTGAGTACGAGCAGCGTCACCCTGTCCACGCGAAGCCACCTCTATCAAGCCATCAAGGTTGTCTCTTGCATCGATTGCAAAATCAGCGAATGCCTTACGATCAGGGTTGTTGCCCATCTTGGAAAGGTACTCAGCCTTGTCGCCACCATTGAGGAACTCATTGGTCAATGCTTTGGCTTCAGCGTCTGGCTTCAGGAAAGCAATCGACTTCAGAGAACGTTCGATGTTGTTGGTGAAGTATCGAGCCGATCCGGCAGACTGCTCAAGCATCCGATGGAACTTAGGTCCGATGGTCGTGCCAAAATATTCATCGAGTTTGACCAATCCTTTATCGAGGAAGCTGGACGAATCTGGTCCACGCCCTACGTTGAGATGTGCCTGTGCGATCAACTCCGGCAAGGTACGTTTGACTGTACCCACCGTGGTTGATCTGTCGATCTGACTAAGCGGACGAATGAATTGGGTTGGCTGTTCCTTGGTATCCTTGATAGCTGCACGAATCGCCATGGGACCAAAGAAGCCCACGAGGAAACCACCGACCATGCCAGCGACCATGTTGGAATGATCGCCCTTGTCATCGGTGAGTGCGCCAATGGTTCCACCTCCTACACTGCTGAAGAATGCACGACCAAGAGCCATTCGCATATCTTCAGTGACGGAACCTAGTTCACTCCCTCGCTGTCTTTTCCGCATCCCCGTCGATTCATTGATAGATGACGATGCAGCAATATCTTCGGGACGATTTTTACGGAGAACGTCCACAACCGATTCCTTTTGATCGTACTTACTAGCTCCGCCACTGGAAGCCGAGTCGGTAGCTTTTGTAATGCCATATTTATTCTTGAGTGCTTCTGCCATAGCAGGAGGATTGGGGTCAGCGAATCCCTCCAATTCTGCAATGGCTTTTCTTTCTTCTTCGGAATAGTGATTCAGTTCAGACTCCAAGTCCATGCGATCAACGCTCCCAGACTTGGCAAGTTTCTGAAGGGGAGTAGGGTTAACCGTTGGCTTGGGTGGCTCCGCGGCTGCGGCTTTCGCTGCGGCATGTTCATGGTTCTTAACCAGTTGCGCGATAGCATCCTTCTGATTCTCGGTGCTCAGTACGCGCTCAGTGTAATGCGTCTGCTTTGCTCCCGGCAGATCGTCTACATACCACCACTTGGTTTCTGGATCACGGAAGATCTGGTAAGTTGTATCTCCAATTTTGACATTATAGTTACCAGACTCCTTGAAGTCGGGGGCACGCTTAGCCTTGGGCGGAGCCATCGGATTGACAGCTTCGGTAGGCGCAGGTGCCGAAGCTTCTGGCGTGAATCGACGCATCTCGACGCGTTTGCCTGAACTCTGCCAAGCCCAAAGATCCCCATTTGCATCGCGACGAATCTGGGGAGTAGTGGCAGTTGGTTCGTGTGCCACTTCCATCTGATTCCAGACAGTCTTAGTCACACGCGTAACAGGTGCCATTGGATTGATACTACCTGCTGGAGCAGCGGGCTCGTCGGGCTTGAGCAAGTTTTGCAATCGCTGCAACTCGTCCGTCTCGGGAGCGACTGGCGTAGGTGATGGAGGGGGAGCCTCAGTAGGATTCTGGGATCCCTTGGCGATCACTTCATCAGCGAGGGGAGGAAGATATCCTTGATCGCGCATCCACTGCTCCAGCTTCTCTGGCGTATCTGCTACTTGAGGTTCAGCAAAGTTCTTACGAACTTGTGCAGCTTTTTCAGCAATGGCTTCAGCACTAACGGCTTCAGGTGCAAGACTGAAGTTTCCTCCAGACCCGGAAGTCAGTTCCTTGAAAGCGTGCATCCCATTATGGTCAATGCCTTGATAGACAGAACCAACAGCCGCAGCTTCCTGATGCCATCCGGGCGCGGCAGCAGCCCCCATCAGAGGTTTGCTCGAATAAGTGATCGGAGCTACTGGCGCAGGTTCAGGGATCTCCGGCACGCGGGCAGGACGATCAAGCATGACACCGAGTCCCGTGTTAAGCACAGGAGCAGGCGCAGTGATCGGTGGTGCCATGGGATTAGTCGACAACCTCACAGGGTTAGGCTCAGGACGCATCAACGGAGCCGTTGAATACGTGATCGGTGGCTGAGGTGCTGGCTCAGGAATCTCAGGCACGACAGCAGGACGATCAAGTGCCACTCCCAATCCTGTGTTGAACTGAGGGGGAGCAGGATATACCTGTGGTGGAACGAATGGTGCTTCGGGAACTGGGCGATATGGCTGCGGCTCCGGACCTTGGAGGGGCACGGAGGAATACGTGATCGGAGGTTTTGCAACCGGTGCAAGTGGTGGCAATGGGCGTGGAGGTGGACCAGCCACAGTCACCTTACCGGGATTGGTAACGACAGCACCTGAGCGATCAAATGCAGGAGCATTCGGAGCGCCAAACTCTCCACCCACGATTGGTGGTGCCTTGGTAGGAATCTCACCGGGCAGTCCCGAGAACTTGAATGGATTCTCGATTGGCTTACCAATGAAAGTTGTGGCTAGACCTTGGATGAGTCCACTGTAATCACCTCGGGTTGGTCCGGGTTGTGCCGCGGCTGCTGGATCTTGAGCATCGAAGAACAGTTTGGATCCCAAGCCCAGAGCACCAGCCGCAGCAATACGACCGAGACTCATCTTAGGGAGAAGTCCCGTGATTAATCCCATCGCTCCCCCTTCAGCTGCCTGTTCAGCACCGACCGTGGTATTCTCAGAAGCTCCTACAGTTCCGAACTCCAATGCACCTGTGACTGCCCGAGCCGCTAAGGGGATACGACTCAGTTGCGTGGCTGCCGACAGTCCACGACCAACCATTCCAGTTGCAGCAATCTCTCCGGCAATAGGTAAGACACCAGCCACAAGGTCTGCACCTTGCTGAGGTAGAGTTACGCCACGAGGAAGATAAGCTTCCGGAGGGAGAAAGCTGTGGTCCTGCCGAGGTTGCCCTTGAACGTAATCAGCGATGTTGCCAACGGATTCCGATAGACCTTCAATGGCTTTCGGGAGTGCAGTCATCGCTCCATACCCAAGGCGTTCTGCTGCACTGTATTCAGGTGCAGCAGAACCGGGAGTTGCGAGCCATTGCTGTAAACGCTGACTCCCTTCCGATGACGAATCATCGGTAGGAAGTGGAGGGGCGGGATAGAATGGATTAGCCATTTTGCAATCGGTGCAAGTTTACCAGCCAGCCGCTCCGCGGGCAGCAGCTTCATCGGAACCCATACGGATGTAGCTATCGATCATACCACGACCGAAACGTCCGAGAGCATTTGGCGTGGTTCCACCTTGACCGGGAACCCAATCATTGAAGCCCATCATATTACCGAAGGTCTTGTTTGCTACCGTATTGAATCGGCTAGGAGTCTCGCCAACTGAGAACAAAGGTGTCGCTTCCTTTGCAGCTTTCGAGATAACCATTTGCTTCTCCATCGGTGACAAAGGTCCACCTTTCAGTGCCATAGCCTTTTGTAGCTGGGTCTGAATATGTGTTTGAATCGATGGCGGAGCAGTAGCTACAGACATATCCTGCGCTCCGCGGATTGCTGCGGGGATTAGATTACCGGGGATACTACCAGTGGTCGGTGCCATGAAAGCCGCGGCAGCTGCTTCAGGCATAGGCTTTAGAGGAGGTTCCTCATTCATTTTTGACTGATAGAACTCACGCCAGATTCGTTCGTCTTCAGGTGTAGCTTGCACCAGTTTACGCACAGGACGCGCATCGACAGAAGTAGCATCGGGTTCTTGATTTTGCCATGTCATCAGATTACCTGTGGAAGGATCGTAATGCGCATTCGACTCCACGAGTTGATCGAATCGTTTTGCACCAAATTCTGTGTGAGCCATAGCCGCCTTGTGTGCATCCTCCTCTTCCTGACGGATACGCCGGAGTTCGGTAGCACGCTGTTCGTTAACAGCTTGAGCCCTAGCTTGACGTTCCTCTTGAGAGAGCTGATGCTCGTAGTAACGTTTCTCTGCTTCCTGCTGGCGTTGCTGGCGTTCAGCTTCCTGTGCATCTTGGCGAGCATTCAATTCGGCTTGACTCATGTCATGCTCGAAGTCACGCCCGCCAGTGATAGCACCATAAACATACTTGCCACGCTTGGGATCAGTTCCGATGATTGCACGAAGATCGGGGTCAGCCATCACTTCAGCATAGGGATGTCCATGTAAACGCTCAGTTACCGCAGCTAGCCGTTTGGTTGGCGTGGTGTAGCTTGGATCATATGCGCCAGTATTGATGGCGATATTTCGTTCGTCTTCATTCTGGAACGTAGGCCACTGTTCCCCAACTGAAGGGGAGAGATCAGGATTTGCAGCAGGTGCACCACGTCGAGCAGATGCTGCATTAGGATGGACGGTTGCCAGAGCAGCCGCGACATTTGCAGGGTCTGCAAAATACTGTTCGGGTGACGTTCCCCGATTCATCTTGGACCACTGCGAGTTGATGTATGAACGTCCCTCACTTGGGGCATCGAAGAACATCTGGCTCGAATTCTCTTGGGGAGAATTGCCGTTAGCTGTGTACAGCTGTGCGAAATCCGCCATCCCCAGAGGGACAGAAGGATTGACGATTACTCTTCCGTATTGATCGACAGGCATATTGAGTTTTGCACTCGGTGCAAATTAGAGTACAGCGTAGTTAGGAAGCGCATCATCCCACATCCCATTCCGGGAAAGATACCCAGAAAGATTCGCGCGATTGAGTTGCTGAAACGGGTTCTCTTGTGCTAGTGCCATTGTCCCTGCATAGGCATCTCTCCAAGTACCACGATAGGCACTACCATTGGTTGGTACACCAGCCTTACCCCCAGCAACTCCCGAGGTGCCCGAAGCTCCCATGGCAGCGATCTGTGCGGCAAGCTTCTGCTTATCCAGATCGTGATTCTGTCCGTATTCATAGGCGTGTTGGGCTTGGCCAGCATTGAACTTGCTGTAATCCAGCTGATAGCCCGCACCTTGTGCATTGTAATCCGCTAACATCTTGGAGTAGCCAAGCTGGATATTCGCCATGGTGGAAGCGATGTTAGCTGCGAGTGAGTCCGCCTTGTTAACGGCATCAAGTCTCGTTGTCTGCTTCTGAGTGTTGATCTCAGCAAGCTGATTGTAAACCGGCAGTTTGGCTTGAGCCGCGACAACGCCTGACGCAACAGGATTGACACCCTGCTGAATCAAACGATTGGCATAGACATTGCCTGCGTTGTTCGCAGCTTGACTTCCCATTGCTTTGGTAGAAGCTTCGAGATCGTCATACTGCGACATCGCCTGCTTAATCATCTTCTGCCGCTCCACCTTGTTTTGCAGTGCTTGCAAATTGGAATAGTCCGGCGGTGCAGGAGGTGGCGGAAGCTTCACGGGCTGAGCCATGAAACTGGAATAGGACGAAGTCTGATTATTCAGATTGATCGTGTTATTCGCTGAACCGCTACCAGCTACCATATTACCCATTACAGGGGTTGTAGTCGTAGGTGCTGGGGCTGTCGGTGGATTCGGATAGAACTGAGCCATCCCGGTTCCTCCGGGCATGTTCATCCATTTCCATGTACCGCTATCGGTTACTTCTGTGGGGTTAGTTGGACTAATCATGTGAGTGCTACTTTCTTGAGAACGCTGTTATTATTGAAGCAGAGATATGTGGCAGTACCTGTATGTTGGTAGAAGCCCCAGTCGTTTACGAGCGGGAAGTTGGCGAGTGCTGGAGCTACGTTTGATTTCTGGAACGCAAGGAATCTGGTATTTCCTTTGGTCAGTCCGCCGAGCATGTCGGCTGTTAGTATATCGAATCCTTTCTTGTTTTTGATTTGAATTGTGATCTTGCCCTTAAACGAAATGATGAGGATATCATTCCGATTAAGACCAGCAGGAATCCGACCATCAGTGGATGCATAGACTTGTGCGCGAGCATTGAGTTGATCTTCGAGATCGGCAAAGGTATCGCGGATTAGTTTAACAATATCTCTCGAATCGGTAAACTGCTTGTCAGCAATCGGTCTAGTTGTTATTGCCATCGGCGTCGTTCAACCTCAGTTCATAGTTCATCAGTTGGACCTGTGCGTAATTACGATCACGCATCACGAATCCCTGCTGCCGGGCATATGTGATCGGAAGGGGAGATGGGGTTTGGTACACGAATGGTTCGTCGATAACTCTCGTGTTTGCATCCAGTGCAAAACTGTTGCCACCAGCAAGAATCATATCACTCTGTGTCATGCCACCCGAAATATGGATATAACCAGAGAAGTGTTCGATGGTCGGATCCATATTCTTATGACCGTTAATATACCATGTTGACCAGAGTTCATCAACCTTTTTCGTATCGAATGGAACTGCGGCATTGAACGTTCTACCCACCTCCATCTCGATCAAGCCAAGATAGAAGATTGCATTCGCTGCAATTCCGGGAATGACTGTGGTATAAAAGGCATCGTTCCAATCTCCGGTGTTGGAGTTGTACTGAAGGCATCGATCGAAGGTGACAGTTACTCCATCCGCGGAAACGCCCGAGATGCGACAACGCCAGATCTCACGATTGGGATTGGCAGCATTGTTGAAGTTGTGATGAATCGTAACCCAATTCCCGATCACGCCATCAAAGACATTGCCTGTTAAGAAATTCTTGAAGGTGGGATTCCCCGGCAGGAGAACCATCTGACTGCCAATGAATGACTGCTGAAGAAATCCTGTGCCGTATTGATGCCCCATGTCGCTCTCGGCGTGGACAGAATCAAACCAATGGCACACTTGTCCTTCAGCGAAAAATTCTCCCACCAATCCTGTTTCAGTTCCAACGAACATTTTCATCTGTCCGCTAAATCGATCAAAGATCTGAGATGAGCATAGAACGTCTGAAACATCCATCGTTCCCCACAAGCCAGTAGGCCCGTGCTGATAGATCATCTTATTGAAACTGGTGCTAGTGGTATCGTCTGTCCGAACGAACAAGCAATTCAGTTCCCCGCGCGGGCAGTAGCAGCCATGGAAGAAAAGCCGATCATGAGCATTCTTGGAAAGGTTACGCAGCGTCTTGTAGACCATGCTGGAGATCGGCTGCTGTGATGCACTGTCGCATTCCACAATGGCAAAGCCTTTCGAATCGATTCCCCACAGCACGTTCTGCCCTTTGTCTAGAATCGCAGAGAACTGCGAATGATGATTGCTAACGCAATAGTTATCAGCAATCGCACGCAAAGACGATTCAAAGTTTGGAGTTCCTGCATTCTTCAGGTTTAGCGTGTAGCACTTGTTCGGACTTTCCGTGTCGAGTTTGAGCAAATTCAGGTTTGGAATCACCGCGATAGCTGTTCCATTCCCGCCACCAACCGAGAACGTATATAGCTCCGGAACTTGTACGTCGCCGATCAGATCTGTTTGACCCCATGAGAAAGGATTCCTTGGCTTGCTACGATATAAGACGGTTGAGGGTCCCCGCAAGTGAGCGATCGTTGTTCCGTTGACCGAAAGACCAATCGTTGAAGTGAGGGCAATGTCCTGATATAATTGAGCTGTGGTGTTATCGATCTGCTTGAAGTAGAAACTCCCGTGCCCATCGAAACCCCCTGAAGTAATTCCGTCGAAGGAGATAATCTGTCCGTTTCTACCGTCGTACCATTTGTCACCCGCAGTGGTGAGAGTGACGAGTCCGGTGGTGGTAACAGAGACGGCAGGTTCGAATATAAGATTACCAAAGCCCCAGAAGAAAGGATCAGCATAGACGCATTTATCAAACTGCGGTGACATGAAGTTATCATTCTCGATCTGCTCCAATCCTTGTGCTGCCGCATTGTCGACAAATGGGACGGTAGCGATGTTCGAGTTATTTTCAACCTCTCCAATCCAGAACAGATTGCCAGCAGCACCAAAGTCGGCAGCTTCTGGTGCTGTATCGAAATAGGTGGTACGATAGACCCAGATATGCGAGATGTCGTAACGTTGTGAGGTTGGAATATCCAGACGCTTTGCATTCGTATTAACTGTCGAGTCAGCTGCTGAGATTGGAGATGGATTGGAACGAGGTGCAGGAGATCCACCACCAGTCACAGCATTTTCCACCAATGGATACAAACGCTTAGCCACATAGACGTAAGCGTAGGACCAATACTTATTTGCAGTGAACGTTGCAACTGTACCCAACGATACAACTGTCGGAGCCGTAGGTGGTGCTTCCAATCCAGCACGAGTCCACTGTGCCAGTGAGTTCATCACCAACACAGCTTCCTCCCCATTAGCTCGCAAGGTCAAATCGATCTTGGGCGCAGGAGCATAGACATCTTTCACCCGTGTCTGCGGGTTGCTAATTGTAACGATGCCGGGCATAGTTTTGCAACAGGTGCAAGATGGACTAAGCAGTCTTCAGAATCTCAAGCCAGCGATAGAGTTCCTTGGAAGCCGCGGCAAGCGTACCACCAGACTGTGCACTTCCGAAACCATTGGTTGCTTTGGCTGCGTGCATGTTTCCTTGAATTTCCAGTACGGTTGGAACACCGAGAAGAAGATCTCCTCCGAATTCAAACTTAACGTTATCCGCTCCTGCTGAAATCTGTGACAGGACATGTGTGGGACTGATTTCATTCGGTGCACCATTCCATGCCGGAAATCCGGTGGTCACATTGAAAAGCCGTGCGGCTCCAATCTGCCCAACAGTGTTGGTCATGATACTCCAACCGCGGATGCGATATGCACCTGTTGCAAGAGTAACTTGATTTAGTGCTAGCGAAGCGAAGCCCGGATTGGTGATACCGTCAGGATTCAACTGACTCACGATGACGTTGAGAGGTGCCTGCTGCCAAACGTTGGCAGTAGTATAACCACCACCGTGAGTTCCAGTGGCAACTTGATGGACGATGATTGCGCGTGACATAGTTTCTTCTTCGCCTGCTCCGGCGACAAGGGTTAGATTGGGATTAACGATAGGCTGGCCAAACAACTCCTCCTCAGTTACGACACGGACGGCGCTCTGAGTTTGGACAATAACGTTCTTTCGAGAGTCATTGGTTTGGCAGATGGCAAGGATAGGCTCGCCAAAGTTGAGTGCGAATTTACAGCCAAAAGCTTTGGTGAGAGTGTTCTTATTAGTCGGGACACACCCCTTCAGAACATCAAAGAAGCCAAGATCGGGATTGGCGAATTGCTCCCTTTCATTTAGCCCCTTGAGTTCTTGAACGGTGATCTTCCCCTGATTGATTGGAGCGTTAGGCATTATCCATTCATGGGTGTAATTTCTGTCGCTCCAAGTGAACGACCGTGAGCTTCCTTAGCAAGTTGCCGATACAGATTCGCAGCTTTGCTATCACCGAACATTGAACAACGAACGATTGTATCCTTGATGACCGTTTGAATGAGCGCAGCTGGGATCACATCCTCTCCGGGATTTCCATCCCGAAATGTTGCGAACTTCCAATAGTTGAAAAAGATTACATCGCTGCCATCCACTTCACTATTGGGATACAGCTTGAAGGAATTACCTTCTCTCCAAACGTATCGAGAAGGGCCTGTATTCGTTCCTGTTGCTCGATTGTTTACTCGCAGCTTGTAAGCTTTGGTTGCATCGTTACCCGGATAGTATTGAACGTTCTGGATATCGAGATGCTGTACTTCAGTTGGAAGAATTGGAGCACTAGCAATCGTGATAACTCCAGATTTATACAACTCCGGATATTTCACCGCAGCTGTATATTCATCAAAAACTGACTGGATAGTCATATCCAGCCAGCCACCCAAAGCATCGATGTCAGGAATCTTTGCCTCAAATGCAACAGCTTCTTTTAATTCGCCAATGGTCATGGTTTACGACTGAGGGGGAGTAGGATTCATCTGCTCAAGTTTGGTCTGCCAGAGCGCCTTGGCTTGGTCCATCTTATTCAGATGAGTCAGGACATAGAACTCTGCGCGCTTGATGATCTCGTTATCCCATTGAAGAGTGACGGGCACGTCGGCATCGAGGGACAAACGATTAGGCGCACGCCAGTAGGTCAGCAATAGTTTGTCGGTTGCCTGAACTGTTGAAAACGGCTCGTAGATCACATCCTGTTGCGACGGGGTGACGGGGTCCTGAACCAATTCAAAGGCTCGGGGCTTTCCATACACTTCGGCAGGAGGAACAAGTCCACGTCGCGGAAACAGTTTCCATGTCTTGCTGCTGATCGAATCGTAGTAACGAATCCGTTCCACTTCCAACATGTCTGCTGGCATTGGGGCGGGAGTCCCAAGATTATCGATTGTCAGTAAGACATCAGGTTTGAGTAGCTCACTCCACTTGTTCTCGCGGGCGAGATCATACATCGCGATGTTGATGGCATCAGCGACAAGAGACACCATCGCAGGGTCATTCGTAGAGATACGAGTGAACCGTGTAACAGTGTCTTTAAATTCGGCGTAGGTCATTTTGCAATCGGTGCAAACTAAGTAGCCAAAGCCCAGAGCACTTTGCCTTCCCCATTCTTCAGCCCCAGAGCGTCAAAGGCGCATTTGTTAAGATCGATGCCTGCGCCGTTCTTGATATTCTTTTTGGCAGGCATAGTGTCCATCAGCTTGCAGGTGATGGAGGTTCCTGTGACTTGGTTCCACACTTTGATGGGTGTTCCGCGTTGCGGTTCCGGGAATAGATTCCAATCATCTGGCGGCAAAGCGCAATAAGGAGAATCAACCGTAGTGTCATCTTCCCACTTTCCAATACCGTTGTCTCCAAATTGGAAACAATAGTTGTCAGAGTGTCCCTCTGCTTTGCATCTTTTGAATCGTTTGACATCTTCAGGATCGGCGAAAAGTGTAGCCTTAACCCTGTGCCAGCCCTCGGGAATTTCTTCATCAGGATCTATTGCGAGATCCAGTGCGTTCAGTGCAGCAAATGTTTTAGGACCGAAGTCCTTGTCGATTGGTCCGGGATTAAACCCGTTATCGGCGAGAAGCTGTTGAATCGCTCCTCGAAGTTCAGATGGAATCATTTCGGGGTGGGTTGCTTCAGGTGAACGCCGGCACCGGCGCTAATGGTTCGACCAGTTTCGTCTTGATAGCTGATCTGACCATTGATGGAATCGAAGGGGGAACTTGCACACATTGCAAGAAGCATGGCGCAAGAACATGCGAGGAGCAATTTCATTTTAGTCTTGAAGGTATCCATGACCACCATGATGATGGCCAAAGAAGTAGAGGAGAACGATGACGAGTAGGATAAAACCAAGGCCGCCGACAGGGGCATAGCCCCAATCAGCGCGACGGTTGTACGAGTAACCTCCACCGAAGAGGAGGAGAATGATGACGAGTAGAATTAGGAGATCCATTAATTTGCAGGGTTGGCTGGTGCTGTCTGTGGGCCGCTCCGAGCGGCGTGCATGATAGTGTAGATGATCGCACAGAATGCGATGAAGTCCATGATCGCAGCAATCTCCGGACGCCATTCGACGGGGAAGATTACTTGTAGTTTGACGATGAACTTGTCCTGAAGGGAAGGATTGATCTCTGCAACGTGACCTAAGAAGGTACTAATCGCAGTGGCCAATACACCCCAGAACGCCTTAGTTTTGCTTGTGGGATTCACGGTAGTCTTTTTCGATGATAGCGAGGATTCTTTCGATGCCTTGCATGAGTTCTGTCAGGTCTGGTCTACTTTCAAGTCTGATGATTTGCTCCTGACATTTAGCCATATCAGACTGGAACGTCGTGGCTTTGTCGTGCCAGTAGTCCCGTGTTTTAGCGTGTTCTGCACGCTCCTTCTCAAAGTATTCCTTATACTCTTCTGCCATCTTTGCCAGAGTATCTCCGCGGGCTTGCCACATCTTGGAGTCGGAAACACTCTGTGCATCGATCTCGGACTTGTTGCTTTTCTTGGTTGAGCGATATCGTTCGAATCCGGCGGCGATCGTCGACAACATAGCCCAGATGCTAGCTATTACCGTCGCGGGATCAGGAACTGAATGGGGGTCTGCCATAGTTTTGCACCTGTTGCAAGATTACTTAACGTGCGCTAGATAGCTGTTGACCTTTGCTTGATTTGCAGGGGACATGAAGAAGTTGAATACCAGCATACTGCTGATAGGTACAGGACTGAATGAACCCGGCGTTGTTGAGTTGAACGCAAAGATCAACAGTGGCTTACCTGTTGCCGCGGTTCCGACAGGTAGAGTAATACTTCCGTTAGGTGATCCATCACTATAAAATGTGACAGCTGTTCCATTAACAATGATAGATACAACCGATGGAAAGACGACAGGTCCCGTAGTTCCCGCACCTCCAGCAATGAATGGACGATCCAAATTTGGGTTGGCCGTCCCACTGATAATATACAAGTTATATGCGCCCGGAGTAGCCGCATTGTCTTTCGCCATGATCTGGCCTGCTGACAGATTACGCACAGTGTAGAAAACTGAGGAATCGTTCTGCAACGAAATATCCGCAGCATCCGCAACTGAGAAATAATCATCCACTCCATCTGGCACCACATAGGGAACGCCAGAAAGAAATTGAAGCTTAGGACGATTGGCCAGTGTAGGTTGTTCAGCAGCTTTCCCTGAATAGGGATCGTACCAAGAAGCAATGGCATCACCCGCCAGTGTGGCTGGCTGGGTGCGCGCAATGTCCTTGAACATATTAATGGGAATCCTGTCCCCATTATGTGTCTGAAGTCGTAATCCAAAGTTAATTCCAAACAGCAGATTTCTCCGCTTATTGGCCTGCCATGGAATACCTACTGGAAACCCTATTGGCATTAAACAGTGGAGTGGAATGCTTGACCAATACCCGCGGAAACAGAATAGCTTTGCACGCCGTATATCGTGGTTCCGGCGGGAATCGTCAGAGTCGCAAGGCTTTGCGATGCTGCTACAGGATAACGAAAATTCAGAATTGGAAACACACAATCCGTAAAGCAGAGAATCGTGGCAACTCCCCCTTCAGGTAGAGTTTGGAGAGGAAGAATGGTGTTGAATGCCAGTGTTGGCATCTCACCGAAAAGACGTTGCTGTTGCATATAATAAAGAAAGAGTTCCACCCTCACCCCTCGGTCTGAGGGGGAGGATGGATGTGAGAGGTTAGGTTTCCTGCGTACGGATCGGCAGAGTGTTCAGTTCGAACGGCTCAACCACAACAGCGAATTCACCGACAGTTTTGGCTCCGACAATCGTTTCGGTGATCCAGATTTCAGTGTCGGCCTTGACGATGGCGAAGTCGTTTGGAGGTGACACATACATCGTTCCAGCTACGGCTTTCAAACTCTGGGCAGCCAGAAGTTGATTGCCACCGGAAGACGTTCCGAGATCGAACAGATCGCTCGTGGCCGCATCACTTGCAGTGATGACAGCGATACGAACTTTGTATGCAGCTGGCGAAGGCTGAATGACGGAGAGTCCGCCAACAGCATTTGGACCTGCTGGAATTGTGCAGATCTTCTGCGAAACCCCTGATGTCAGAGGTGCCGAGAATGGAAAAATCCACGAAGTCCGCGTTAGAACTGAACCCAGTCGGTTGCCTTTGAGACAACCAGTTTGATGAGTTTGCATAGTTAGTTTTGCACTTGATGCAAAAGGGTGGAAGCTGCCGCCCGCCCCGCTAAAACGAGCGGCAGCCAACCACGCCAGTTAGGCACCAATCCGTGCGATGCCGCGCTTGTTCTCGTAACCCGGCACGAACCGCTGACGCAAGCGGGAGAACCACGCGTCCGGGTTATCGTTGAAGGGCTTCAGAGGAGTGATGTCCGGATTGGTACGGACGATCATGGTCAACCCATAGTTCTGGGAACCGGGCTGCCAGCCGATGAACCACGCATCCGGGCTCGTGAGGAACCGAAGCGGAACGAGGTTGAAACGGAACATCTTCAGTGCGGCATTCACTCGGTTGTCCGAAGTGTTCGGGTTCTGAATGGAGTTCACCACCTCGATGGCTTGGCGCCACAACGCAGAGGAGATCGCCGGGACGTAGATGTTAATCGTCCCATTGTAGCCGATCGGAAATCCGCGGCTGTCCTTCAGATTGTAGAGCAGATCGACCACCGCCTGTACCACGGTTTCCACCGTGATCGGGAGGTTGGTGGCGATACGATTGCTCCACTGGGCTGCGCCATCCTCTCGCGTGTGCGTGAGGGAGAACAGCGGCTGGCCACCGAAGTCGTAAGACTGAAGCGTGACACCGTTGTTCAGGAGGTTGGCACCTGCCATGTCCATGACCAACTGCGACCCGCGCAGCATGTTCATGGGACGATTGGCGAGCAGTCCCCAGAGTTCGTCTTCCACCGCTTGGCGTTCGATCTGATACCCAAGCCGATACGTGACCGGCGAGTAGTATGCGATCGGACCCTGAGGTGGCTCGTCCAAGGGGAGCCGCTGGAGATCCCGATTCGGAATCGGCATTCCCAGACTTCCCATATACGACTTCTTGACAAAGGCGCGAGTGGTGTTCTCGACCTTCATGAAAGAGTCGTACTCTTTCGGAGTCATCGCGAATGCCTCGTCTTTGATCTCGTCAAAGTTCCGGTCGAAATGCTCCACGTAACGTTCAACAACAACTGCCATAGTATTTGGATAGTTAAGAGTTTTGCAACTGGTGCAAGACTAGCCTTGGATTTTGGTGGGGATGATCTTGACCCAAACGCGTGGGTTGTTGTCATTGACGCCCATGCCGGGAGCCAACGAGACGATTTCGAATAGCGGTGTCGCTACGTTGTTCACATCGAGGAACTGGTAGTTGTTGTACGTACCCGATGTCGGCACGTAAATTCCATACTGCTGGCCGGGACCCATGCCACCAGCACCGACACCGTTGGTGCCGCCGCCAGCCCATGTGACTCCGTTCGCAGTTCCGATCTGTGCGCCAGTGCCGCCACCTGCCGTCGCCGAAGCGATGTTGATCTCGATGATCCGGTCACGGACATCGAAGGCGAAGTGATTGGTGCCGAACAGTTTTGTCGGGGGAGTGGACAATCCAGTTCCCACCGAGGGATCAGGCGACTGGCCGTAGACGAGGACGCCACCAGTGGCGACCTTGTTGAGAGTGGGTACACCACCTGCTCCCACGACGATATAGACGAGGGAGTCTTTCAGCCACGTTTGTGCCGCGGCTTCGGCAACCGCATCCTTCTGGACACAGGGCTCGTTATTGCCCCCTTCCATCCGGATAAACGGCATCGAGATTGCTGCAATTGCCATAAGTTAAGTACGTTGTTTGTTTGAGGTTTGCTAACGGCTAACACGTTGCGATCGGCGTTCGATCACTGCACCGGGAGTCACATGGGAATGAACCGCCGTGCTGCGCCCTTGGAGTTCTTCAATCTCGCGCTCGGCTCCGATCTCACGTTTGAGGCGAGTATCAGGAATCATGCCGGGATCGTCTCCTCCTGCGTCAGCGGCGAGCGATTCGCCTTTGATCTCCGCAGTCATCAGGTCGATTGAAACCAGTCCGTAGACGTGATTGATCTGATCCTGAAGTTCTCTCGGACGGAACATCAGCACAAAGTTTTCATTGGGTTTCATCCCAGCGACTTTATGAGGCTGTCCGGCCATCGGATGTTTTTCCATGATCGGCTCGTTCTTTTCGTTGAACCGACCAGTTTCCCTTTCGGCTGGATATCTCCAGATCACCCAGCCATCAGCAGTGTACGGGGAACCCGTAATCGGCTGACGTGCTTGCATTGCCAGTGCCTCTTGCCCTTCGGCATAGAATCCACCGGCGTGTTTGTTGGCATCGAACTCGGCTGGTAGCGCGAATTTTCCGCCCAAATTGAGATTGGTCATTCCCTCCTGTTTCTGCAGAAGATGGAATGGATCGTTGCGTTGCTGCGCTCCTTGGTCGAGACGAGTGGAGCGAGCGGGAACTTGGTCTGCTGTGATTGGCATAGAAGTAATTAGTTTTGCAGCTGTTGCAAAAGTGGTTAGCGGTTCTTGTAAGCTTTAGGTTTGACCGGCCAGTTGGCTGTGGTTGCCGCCATCGCTGCATCCGTATCCGGATCCATCGGCAAGTTGCGTTGCTGTTGCTGTGCCAGTGGACGCGAATGTGCGCCTGCACCGGGATAGGTGAAGCGCGTCTGTTGATTGCCGGGAGGAGGGCTGTTTGGAGCAGGATTGTTCACGATGATCGGAAGTGGGTTAGCGGGTTGAGTCGGAGTGTTTCCGGTGCCATGTTCTTCAACGTGGCGCGCCCAGAAAATCCGGGCAAGGTTCTGGGCAACGTCGCGGTTGACGAGTTGTCCATCGGCAGCCATCGCCTGTGTCCGTTCCCAAAGTGCTTGAGCGACTTCGGGAATATCCTGAATCCCCAAACGATCACTCTGCATCACTTCGTCGAACACGGAAGCTGCGTTGCTGTTAACAACCTGCTGCGCGAGTGGCGCCATCGATTGTTGGATCTGACTTTGGAAACGATTCCCGAATCGTTCCATGGCACCCGCGTTCAACTTCGCGAATGCTTTTGCTTGAGCGGGTTCAATCCCCTGCTCGATGTAATACTGCTCCAGTTCACCAACAAACGTCGGTGGCTGTTGCTGTTGTCCCTGTTGCTGCGACTGCCGCGGAGCAAGTTCCCCTCGGGAAATCTGCTGTTGAACGCGTGCCAGTTCGGCTTGTGTTTGATCGTAACGTGACTGGAACGATCGTGCCTGAGATGCTTGATTTGCAACCTGTGCAAACTGGGTCTTGGCTTCGATGATCTTGTCACGGACTGCTGGATCCAGCAGATCGAGATCGATGTCAGCGAACGGATCAGGGACTCCATTCTGCTGGGGAGGTACTCCGTTTTGATTTCCGTTCTGATTCTGTCCGGGTTGATTTCCCTGAGATGGTGCACCACCTCCGGGATTTCTATCCTCGGGATCAAAAAAGAAACCACGACGACCCAGCAGAAATTTGGCTGCGGGGATTTGGGAACTTAGGATGCTCATTTGCTTTTTGGTCTAACGGGTTTAGAACCGCGGACCTGCAAGAAGAACATCTCCAGTTCATCTAATAGGTTAACACGATTCTGGATCATTGTCAAGTGCTCTGTGTTGTTGTCCGTGACAATTCGGACGGTCGCGTACTCTTGTTGGCGGATATCCTCGAATAGATCGTGGATATCATGTTCACCTAAAGTTTTAACTGCTTCTTGAACTAGCTCGGATACTTGAATGTTCATTGTCCGGTCTGTTGGCGTTGTTGTCCGGGCGTAGTGGCTGGCTTACCGGGACTGGGATTATTTT